GAGTGTTTGGATTGCTTATATCGGTAGCTGAATTTGTATTAACTGCAATAGTTTCAAGTTTAGAAAGAAATTCCTCTTCCGGGTCTAACATTTCATCTAATTTTAATTCTAAATTATTCAATCTTGCCAGAAGAGTATTAGCAGTAGGGCTGTCCTGAACTTCTCCTAATCTTTCTTCAAGATCAGGAGTCCTCATTCTTGGTTGGTTAACATCATCATCTGTAGCTTCTCCAGGAGGTAAATATAATCCCGAACTTGGTTGTTTTTCATACATTGTTATCGGCATAATTGCTTCATCCTTACCATCCCGGGTTTGTCCTATAGCAGGAACTTTAAGACCACTACCTCCATCAAAAACAGGTATTTTTTGACTAAACGTTTGTCTTGACATAATCCACTCTCCTTTCTTAATAAAAAAAAACAAAAAACCGTCAAACTGAAATTGATATGTTTAATCCGTTTGACGGTCATCTTCATCATCTTTCCATTTAAGAAATTCTCTATATAACTCTTCCTTCTCTGAGCCAAAGAAATTGTTGTCATGTGGCGAATAATAATAGTTTTTATTTACTACAGTTGACCCCTCGCCAGAAGTACTTCCTCCTGCATAATAATCATCAGACCCACTGTCAGAGTCTGATCCGGTAGGTACTTCATTATAGCCAAAGTCTAATCCAGCTTCTCTTAATTTCTGTTTGACATTGTCAAGCAGTCCTTGCATATTCCGGAAATCTTCTTCTAAATTACCTGTAAAGGATATATCTGATTCTTCGAACCAGGTCTCAAACATTTCTTGATAGACTTTGGATTCCATGAAAGCATCTATTAATCCCTGTTTAGTATTTTCATAGATAGATTTACCCATTGATTTTGAAAAATCTCTAAAGGATCCCGAATCCAGAGCAGAACTTAGAGCATTACTTAAGGCATTTTTTATTGAATCCAGTCTTTCTTTTAATTTTCGAGATTCATCGGAAACTAAACCCATTGTCTCCAATAATTTGTTGATTTTCTCTTCACTTAATCCCGCAGCTTTAGCCTGTTCTCTAAATTGTTCAGCAATAAGATCATTAATGCTGGATATATTTTCCATGTTTTTAACCATATTAATCATGTTACTAAATACTTTTTGTATATTACCGCCCTGAATAATCTCTTTAACAAACTGTAAGGGGTTATTCCCTTTATAATTAGCTAATTTATCAATTATAGTGCCAAATAATTCTTTAAACTGAGCATCAATTTTATCTATATTAATATCATAAAAAAGACTAGCTATATTTTCTTTCATGGTAGAAAAATAAGAATTTAAACCGGATGCAAAACTCTGTAAAGCTGAATCACCAGAAGAAAATGCCTGAATAAATGAACTTCTAACATCCTGCATAACAGTAATTATTCTTTCTCCACCATCTACTATATTTTCTTTATATTTTTGAACCTGTTTATCTATTTCATTACTGTGTTCATTAATATTTTTACCTGCTGCTTTATACATCTCTTCGATTTTTTTGCGGTACTGGTCAACTTTTTCCTGAGCATCTAACCATTGAACTCCTGCCATATTTTCATATCGAGCTGCTTTGGCTAATTCTTTATACGCCACTCTTAATTCTTCAACTGATTCTAAGTAATTTTCTAGCTTATTCCTGAAACTGTCAAAATTAGTTGACCATTTGCCAAGATCTCCGCTGCTGAATAGATCACCACCTTCAACTGTAATCTCGGCTAATCTTTTTAAATCATTGCGGCTAATGCTCTGAGTATCATTATATACTTCCTGTAATTCATCTATTCCCATATTCCCAATATTACCCGGATAATCATATCCCATTTTTCGCATAGCTGATAACGGGTTGAACCTTTGGGTATAAGTATCATCAAAAACTAGATCTTTTTCAATTGCCTTTACAGCAATTTTACCAAAATTGGGTTTAATAGTCCCAGTTAAAGAATTATACATTCCTTCAAGAACTTCCGAAGCATCTTTTATATTAGATAGAGTAGGATTCTGAGCTACCATTTGAATGATATTCTTAGCTGTTTCAGCAGTGTTTTGTTTTATCTGTTTTATATTCTCGAGTTGCTGTCTATCCAAATCTCTTTGCCGTTCCCATTCCTGCTCTTCTTTTTTATTTTTAGCTTCATTATAAGATTGAATAGCACTAACAGCACCCATGGCTGCATTAGCCATGCCAAAACCAGCTGTAACTTTAGACATTAAGCCTGTAGCGTTCTGAAAGTTTTTATATTGATTATATCCCTGCTGGCCAGCTCCGATTAATCCACCAACTAGAGCACCTTCTTCTGAATTTCCAGTTATATTTCCAAGATTAGTGAAAAAACTTGACATTTGATTAGTTAGATCTGAGATACTTGCTGTAAATTCGGTGGTTTGTTCCTCTTGACCATTTTCCAGACTTTCGAGATCTTTTTGTAATTGTTCTTGTAATTTTTCTTGTTGTATCCTAAGACTTTTTACTTGTTCTTTGTATTCTTTTTTCATGCTTTCTATTCCAGAAATTAAGCCCATTATATGATTAAAGTTTTCGGTATCATGAGCAACTTTAGATAAATAAGTTAGCACCTGATTATTTCCTAAGCCGGCTGCTTTTAAAGACCATCGATTCACCACACTGGGATCAACAGATTCTCCTACTCTTCCTCCCATTTTAAAACCAGGAACATCACCAGAATTAATAGCTTCAAGTAATGGCAGGAATTTTTGTGTAGCTTTAGCATTGACTACAAATTCTCCGTTTGAAAGCATTGCTGGAATCGAATCAGAAGTTTCAGAACCAGGACCATTAATCATCCCACCCAGAGCTTTTTCAGTCCATCTACCTGTATACTTACCTTCTTCATTAACGTCTTTATATTTAGAGTAGTTATTTGGATTGATATTATTTTGGTTACCGGAAGGATTGAATAGATCATAAAGCCATGAATCGGACCAGATTTCATTCCAGGCGTCTTTCATATCCTGCCAGAAGTCAGTCCAAAATTCTTTGGTAAATAATTCATTTACACTCTGTTTCATAGACTCCCATTTTTGATTCCATTCTTTCTCCATGTTCTCAAATCGTTGTTTCCAGTATTTCAGAGTGAAAGTCTGATTAATGTCCTTTTTTATCTCTGGCCATTTATTATCCCATTCTTTCTTCATATTTTGTATTTTTTTCTGCCAGTATTCTTTAGTAAATAATTTATCGGATTCTTCTATCCAATTTTTGAAATCCGGATTCAGTATACCTTCTTTCTTAATACTGTTAACCCATTCTTTCCAGTTATTCATAAATTCTATAAATTTCGGATTCCATATTCCTTCTTCTTTAATTTGTTTTAATCCAACTATAACTTTCTTTTTCCAGTCTTCATAATTTTTAATGTCATCATCTAAAGCTATCTGAATCATGGCTTCCAATGCTACGGCTCCAGCTACACCTGCGCCAACTTTTCCAGCTCCAGCAGCTAATAATTTGATTCCGCCTGCAGTTGCACCAGCTAAACCAGCTATCTTTCCTGCTAATAATGTGGCTAACCTTGCTCCTGTAAAGGCTAGAGTCAATGTTCCTAAGCTAACAGTAAAATCTAGAGCGAATTCTAAATTACTATCAGGCATTACCTGACTTAATTCTTTATTCTGTTTGTAGAGTTCTTTAACATTTGGAATCCAATTTTTATTCAGAGTATGACTTTGACCTGGGGCATAATTACCTCCCAGGTATTCAATAAATTTTTTCTGCATAGAGTCAGATAAGGCTGATAGAGTCTGATCTGCTTCCAACTCATATTTTTGTTTAAATTGCTCCCAATAATGATTAACAGTAGTGGCGGAAGCACCAGCAAACCATTCTCTAGAATGTGGCTCTAGGCCTAACCCCTTCTCTAGTCCTTCAAAAAATTCTTGATTAGACTCTTTCGCAAATTTATAACCCTGATCTCTGAATCCTGTCATTCCATAAGGTACGGAGGCATTAGGTCCTCCTTCAGCTGTATAGATTGACCTTAATAATTCACCTATACCATTATTACCGGTGGCTTTTTCTATTTGTTCTTCAATAGAATTACTGCTGAGCAATCCATTAAGCCAGGACTTTAATGACCCTAATATTTTCATTCCACCTTTAAAAGAGTCAACTCCTACCTCAATTACTATATCAATCACTTCATCATAGGTTAAAGGTTTATCCTTACTTTTAAGGCCTAATTCATTACGTATCCAGGAGCTGAATTCATTATATAAATTACTTATGTTATCCCATAAGAATTCAATGAAATTAAGTAATATTTGAACTCCTTCATTGAGATGGATTTGATTATCTTTATTAAGATCGAGTTGAGGCTTAACCCAATTAATGAATTCATTGTATAGATCTTTGATTTTCTCCCATCCGAAACTGCCATATTTCAATAACGGATTAACAGCTTCTTTTAATGAAATGTTACCATCTTGATTCATGTCCAGTTCTGTTATTATCCATTTTTCAAATTCGGAATATAAACTTTTAATATTACTCCAAGTAAATCCGGTAAATTTTAATAAAAGCTTTCCTATATCCTGAGCCTTTTCCATCCAGGTAGTTTCTTCCCACCAGGACCGGAATTCACCCCATTCTTTTTGAATTCTGGTAACTACTCTCTCTGTTATGCTTCTTATATCCCAGAGATTAAGATACCAGGCAGCGCCTAATACTGAAATACCAGCTGTAACAGCTCCGATAGGAGTAGCAAGAGACATAAGTGCTAATCCTACAGCGGAAATAGCAGCTACAACGCCTGTGAATCTTAACGCAAATGAAACTAATGATTTAATTGCCTCTTTATTATTTTTGACAAAGTCTTGAATAGCAATTGCCCAGGCCGCAATATCATCAAGCATACTATTAACTTCTACCTTGAAAGTTGATCCGATTTCTCTAACAGCATTTATTACGGTTTCTTTAGCTCTATTGAATCTGTAAGCAATGGTATTTGTGGCTTTTTCAAAAGCTTCCTGCATAGACCCTGCGGAATTGCCCATATTTTCTACAGTTTCTTTTAATCCTTCAATATTAGTTGTCATAGAAATTATGGCTCTCATAGACCTCTGTTCAAAACCAATACTTTCTAAAAAACCCTGAATTTCTTCATCAGTTAATCCCTGTATTGAGTTAGCCAAATCTTCCATGACTGGCACTAATCCACGGAATTTACCTAATTCATCATAAACTTCAATACCAGCGGCAGCTAGTTTGTCTGATCTTTGAGCTAACTGCTCATAAGTTCTGGATAATGCTGTGGTGGCTTCTTCCGCATTCAATCCTGACTTTGTTACCAGAGCAAGTGCACCATACATACTTTCTAGAGAATCATTTAACCTTTTGGCTCCTGGGAGTAATTGGCCCTGACTTTTTGCTAACTCTTCATAAGTAATTACACCCTGCTTAACAGTCTGAAATTGAAGGTTAAATACTTTAGTTAATTCAGTCATACTGAGATTAAAAGCATTTATAGTACTTAATCCAGCTCGAACAGCATTTTTAGTGGTGGTCATTCCAGCTTGGGCTGCTTTAGAAGCTTTCTGCAATACGGCTATAGAATTAGCTGACTCAACACCTGCCGAAACTACATCATATAATGCTCCGGAAAGCTGGGTTGCGCTTTCTCCAATTTGGTTTGATACCTGGATAACTTCATCACTTAACTCTTCAAATCTTTGTCTAGAAGTTTCAAGTAATGTATTAACATTGGCCATTGCTTTTTCAAACTTAGCAAATTTGTATATTGGAATGGCCGTAAAAGCGACAAGAGCTGCAAATGCTCTTTTTGCTACATTCCAGAGAGTACGCATAGCCTGCCGCAATTTTACAAATGCGGCTTTCATTTTTTGAACTGCTGCTATAACTTTACGAGCAGCTGTGCTCACAGATCTCTGGAAACGGGCAAATTGTCTTTTCATTCTCTTAGTATTCCTGATCATATCGTTAATCTGATTTGAATACATATCTCTGGCTCTTATTGCCCATTCTAACGCAACTTGTCGGTCCATTATTTATACTCACCTGCCTCTCCATTAATGAGAATAATTATTCGTTGTTAGGTTTTTTTATTATCTTCTTCTTTCTGTTTTCTCTTGATTGCCTTATTCACATAATTAATTATATCCATAATACTTTCTATAATGTGAGCAGGTTGTTCATAGAATCCTCCTGAGTATGGCAAAAATTCTAGTTCCCAGTATCCTCCCATATTAGTTCTACACATCATCTGAACATCTTTAACCTCTTCAAAATATTTTTGAATTCTATCACTGGGTTTCTGTCCTTTAATATAAGCTTTACATGCTAATTCCAGCAATTGTTCTTCGGTTCTTTCATTTAGTTTTTTTCTTCCTCATCCTCTTCATCATTTTGAGCTATATCATTGATTTCCTTGAACTCTTCTACAAATTTTTCCACGTACAACATTAAGTCTTCTTCATTTATTATATTAGAACCACTAATTTCTTTATCGTGACTCCAATCAGTAAGCATCTTCCTGAGAATAAATAGATCTTGATCTTCTTTTATATCATATTTCCCCAGTTTCATGATTACATCATTTTTTCCTTTATATCTGATCGAGTCAGGTCGCTGTTTGTTCTGTATTTGTTTTTTTAATCCGAAACTTGGTCGTTTTTTTCCTTTTACAAATCGACCTTCTTCATCTTCAACGACTATGAACATATCATCTATATCAACTTTAAGCTTGTCTTTGTCACTCATTAATTATCACTCCTTATACAAAAATAAGGCCTCAATTAAGAGGCCTTTATTTATATTATTACTTATTTTAGTTTGTTATTTTATATTTTAATATTGAGTATCCTGATCATCTATAATTTCTACAGCAACATTATATCCAGCAGTACTATCCCAAAAAGCCCCACCTTCAATATCTACAGTAACCTTACCAGGACCACCAACATTAGCTTGTACAGAGTTTAATTTAATTTTTGGATAACTGAATTTTATATATGGATCTGAATCTGAATTAGCAGAACCAATACCGATATCAATAGGAATTTCAGCCCCTTCTTCCAGGTCATCTTTCATAATATCGTATTCGCTTGCACTAAATTGTGCTGTTATAGAAATAGTATGTTCGCTATCTTGAGCATCAAGAGTTCTCAATACTTTGCTTAGGCCATAATCTTCAGAATCCAGATTATTATTATGTGTGAAAGAAAATTCATCAAGTATACCTTTGATATCCAGATCTTCTGTGCCAACATCATAAGTAATAACATCAGAATCCCATGCAAACAACCTTTCTCCAGTGTTATCATTAATAGTTTCGGTGGGACTGGTAGTTCCTTTTGAATAATTAATGGCAACTATGTCCAGGGTGTAAGTTAATATCGCTTGACTAGTTACACTAAGATCTAATTGATTTATTTTCGCGTCAGTATACAGTTCCCAAAAAGTCTCACTATCAAAATATTTAAGCAATGTTAACCAGGTAGTTAATTTAGAATCTGGAGTAAATATATGTTTATATGGTCCACCTGTCCCCAGATCTTCTGGAGATGAATCTTCAGCACCTATCGAATTTTTGATTATTGTTGGTATCATATCCTTTTCAACTTCACCATCAATACCACCAGCTCCATAATCCCCAGAAACGTATTGATTATCAGAAAATCTATTCCCGGTGAGGGCTTCACTTTGAACATTATTTATTTGCTTTTCTAAAGAATTTGAAGTGGCAAGTATTTTTGTTAATGTATCCGAAGGGCTATCTTTAGCTGACTGTTCAGCCAAAGCTGTAACAAGATTCCTTCCTTCAAAACCCATTTCAATTCCTCCTTCCAAATATGTCAATCATTTTCATTCTAATTACATATTTCTTCCTTCGATTTTAATTTGAGCAATAAATTCAATATTATCGTCAACTCCACGCCTCATAAACTTAGACGTTATATTAATCCCTTGGTTCAAAGTCTGGTTTAATCGCGGATGTTCTTTCAATATATCTACAATGCTGTCTATCTTTTGAATAAATGCTGACATATCTCTGTCCTCGGGAGCTTCTTCAATATAATAGACAACCAGAGCTCCAGCATCATCATAATTCCAACTCAATCCATTATCTAAATTACTTTGAATCGTATCCGGATCAAGACATATTGCAGGATAGTCCTCAGCAATAAAATCCTGATAATTCTTAACTGCATCATGATTTATAGTTAAATTATTAGTTAATATCGTTTTTGTAGCATCTATACAATCCCACATTATACTCATACTTCTTCCCACCTTATATTCACTTTCACAACTGATTGCCAGGCCTGTAATACACTATTCATTTCAGGTTGAGGACTACTTTCTTCTATCTTAACCATATAAGTTTTGATGTCTAAGGAGGCATCCGATAAGTAAGCTTCGTCCAATAACGATTTAACATCTTCAACAAGTGACAATACCGCCATATCTCCATTGTCAACATTTGAGTAACAATTAATGAAGAGTGGAGTCTCATTTTTACCTTTCCTTTGTTTATACGGTTTATTATTGATGATCTCGTAGGAAATAGCATATTTAGAAAAATACTTCAACTCCTTTATTTTTGATATTGAACGAACTTTATCGACCTGACTCAATGTTTTTAATTCAGCTTCTAAAACTTGCAGCAATTTGAGCATTGGCACCAACTACCCTTATAAATTCTTTTTCTAAAAAGGCTACTATCTGGTCTTTCTTATTTTCCCAGGCGGTCCACATATATTTATAGGCTCTTATTCCAGCACTTTCACCATAATTATAATCCTGAGGTACATCCTGATAATTAGATTCAGCACCACGTTGACCTGTCCCGTATTCAAGAAAAGAAGCATATTCAATATTAGTTGCAGCTACACCGTCAACCACTCCAAATTGATTCCTTACAAAAGAAAAAACACTGGCTCTAAGAGTGCCGGTGTCAACTAATTCCATATTTGTTATTTGTCTTTTGATTTCAGCTTCTAGAATCATGGCCGCCTGAAGCATGATTCTTTCAGTTTCAGCTTTGAGACCTGTTTTCATCTGTTCCAATTTCTGTATAATGTTATCTGCTCCATTTAATTCGATATCAATCCAATTGTTTTGATCCATTTATTATCACAACCTAACCAGGTTGCATTTTACATACCGGCCGTGAACAGTTCTAGGTCTACTAACTATTTTATATTCACCGTCGATAATATCTCCTTTTTGCAATTTGTCAGTGAGCATCCCTTTCATAATGGCACTGCCTTCAAATTCTTCTCCTTTTTTAGAGGTGTCATAATTGACGTTTTCATTAATTTTGCAGGGGTATTCATTGATTATAGGTTCAATCCCTGAATCATCACCAGAACCATCATCAAAAGAAAAATTTGAGCCCGTAGAATCGTTATCACTGGTATCAGAATTTCTAGTGATAATAGACTGTCTATCAAATTGTGCTCCTGCTCCCATAATTACCACTTCCTATAGAGTTTCAATTGTGATCCCTCCACCACCTTCGTCATCTTCATCAACATAACGATCAAGAATTCTTTTTACGTCGAGTGGAATATCTTCATCTGAAAACTTAACACTGTAATCACTATCAGACTCTGATTGAGCTCCGGTGGTTTTCTTCCAGTCATATTCAGCCCATTTACAGGCAGCTCTTTTTAATCTGCTATTAGTCTGTTCCTCTCCGGTATATTCTTCAATATCTCCATTAATACCATCAAGGATAATTTGTAATTTAGTATCATATTGACTCATGTCCTGAGGGATTTCCAAATAACTTTTAACTTCAGAAAGACTGGCATATTCAACTGACATAATTATTCACCTTCATTCTTGCTTAACCATTCATTGAATTTGTTTCTTAGATATTCTTTAATAGCTTGAATCATAGCTTCTTTGTCATTTCTTAACTTAGTCCTACCCTCAATCTCTAATTCCTGAGTTAATTCATATAATTCAGTAGCAGTTTTGGATTCAAGATCAATAATGTAATCCGGAGGCTCTTTTTCCTTTAATTCAGTAACTTCATTTTTTAATTCTTTCTCTTCTGCATTTATTTTTTTTAACTTAGTCTTTAATTCTTTTATCTTTTGACTGGCCGCATTATCATCTAAAAGTAAGTCCTCATCCACATCACCTTTTACACGGTTTATCATTCCAGATTCTTTGAACTCTGGTAAATCTTTCTTTTTAACCGGAACTGTTTTCCCTTTGGGATAAGTTTCATTATTATACTTAACTTGTCTATCTAAAATTACTTCAATAATCTCAGACATTTAATTTCTAGCACCTCCTATATAAGAAATGGCCAGAGGATTAAATTATAACCTCTGGCCATTTCACTTTTTACTTTTCACTTGACATTGGTTGATGTCAAGTGAATTACCTATTTAAGTTATTATTGTCAATAATATTACCCATTTACGTTAAGGATGTAAACTTCGTCTATTCTCTCGAAAGATGGAAGAGTGATCCCAGAAACGATAGTTTCCACATTAACTGGAGTGGAAATAGTCTTAGTGGTAACAGCAATTCCTCTATCTACTATCTGTACATCTGCATCACTTTGACCAGTCATAAGATCGGACTCTTCAGGAGTTGTACCATAATAAGTATTACCTAAAGTTCCTTGACCAGGAATTAGGGAAAATACATCATCTGGGAAGAACTTATTTGCGGACTGATTTTTAACTGTCAAACTATAATTTTTGTTATATACAGCTACATTAAGATCCAGTTCTTCAAGTAAGTATTCTCTCAACATTCTATCGTTTACATTGGCGTTAGTGTTTCCTACATAACCCTTGGCATCCATGTCATTGAGAATTGAATCATTGTTAAGTAGATATTTCCAAGTTGCACGGGTAGAAACTGCTCTTTGTGGCCTGGTACCCGTATCTTCCTCAACAGTATCCTGAGCATCACTTATATCACTCACTGGATCAGCGGTAGAAGTCTGGCTCCATCTATTATCAAATGTTAAAGTAGTCTGATGATCGCTGAGATTACTATTAGGATCATAATCATATTGATAAGCTACACCATTAGCTACAATTGCAATCTGAAAAGAACTTAATAACTGCATTCTCATTCTTTCAGCCTGTACCTCAGCACCTTCAACCAGACCGGTTACATCATCAAATATGTTTTCAAGTATGGTCATGATCATATCATTGTTATCTGCAGCCATTAATTTATTAATTTCCTGCCTGTCTTTCTCATTGATTTTCATTGATTCACGGAAGAAAGGCATCTCGGTTTCTATCTTTTCAAAACCGACTCGATCTCTTACAGTAACGTCTGCATCAAAGTTACTGGGAGTCAGAGCGACCGGTAATCCTTGAGCTCCTTTAATCCAACTTAAATCTAAACCTAATTGCTTCTGCCTGGGGAAAAGAGTCCTCCCTAAATAAGGCTCAGCATTAGAAGGTTTGTTTTTATAATAAGTTGCTATTTCTTGCGCATTAGCATAATCATATATAGTAGGCATTCATATTCACCCTTTCAATTTAGTCATTTTCTTCTAGTTGTTTATATAATTTTTTTATTTATTTTTTATCCTTCAGAGATAAATGTGATTCCCTCTAAGGCTTCTCTGGCATCTTCGCTGGGAACAGAATCCAGTTTATCTTCATCAATATATGCAAATACATACATTGAACCAGGTGCATCTCCATTTGTTACATCAACATCATTAACAAGAACTCCTTCAGCAAGATACCCGGTCCCATCATTTCCACCTGATAAAGCTGCAGCACTTTGTGCTTCAACAACTCCTGATCCATCTTCTTCTGCGGCAGTTTCAGCAGTTACCATATATCCGGCCATGAGATGAGCATTAATTGCAGCAATAACTTCATTAGCAGTACTGGTTATAGATCCAGATCCGCCTGTGGCTAAACTGACATCGATAGTATCTCCGTCAACAGAAACAGATAAATCCTGATCATTTCCACTCGGATCAGTTAACTTAACTTCTATTTCATCTCCATCTTCTCCAGGATAAGGTCCGTCCTGATTTGCAGTAACTACTATATCTGCATCTGCATTTGTATTATCTATTTCAAGACTTGCGGCAGTTTTCTGAGTGTTCTTTTCTTCAACAGTTTCATTTCCATCAAGGTTTGCCAGTACTGGATTACTTACTCCCCCAACAATAGTACCTCTATCAACAATTTTATTCCCGTCAGCATCTGCTGAAATTCCATCAGCTTCAACCATTATTGGTACCGCGACCTTCGGAGCGGTAGTCAATTTAATAATATCTTCATGATTTGAATAACTGGTTTCAGTATATTTCATTTAAGATCAATCCTCCTTATTCTTTAACTCAATTTCAAAATTTAATTCTCAAAGTAATTAGACTGTGCTTCTACAGCATTTTTCTCTTCTTCACTTCCTCTATTAGCTAACTCTTCGCCGATAGATCCGCCTTCGTTGTTACTTCCTCCGGGAGAATTACTGTTATTAAGTACAGTACCATTTTCCTGGAGCTCTTTAATAACATCATCTCTTATGGCATCCTGGACTGACTTCATGTCTTCAACTAATCCTTCAACATCTGATTCATCCATATCTGCATTGACATTAATCCAGTCAGCTAACCTTTTATCTAATTCCTGGTCAGCAATCTGTTCGGCTTTATGTGCTTTCAATTCTTTTCTTCGGAGCTCTTTTTCTTTATCTTGAAGTTCTTTTTCTTTAGCTTCTAATTTTTCATCTTCAGACATTGATTCCTGCTTTAATTCGTTTAGTTCCTTTTTTAGTTGACCAACATCATTTCTATAAGAATCAAGTTCTCTTTTGTGCTTATCTTCCATCTGGTCAATCATTTTTTGAGCTTGCTCACTTAATTCATCTTCTAAATCATCACCATCATCACCGTCATCATCATCGGATCCACTGTTTCCATCATTTCCTAAATCATCCCCGTCACCGGTGCCGCCGTCATCTCCTTCAGCAGCAAATGAACTCATAGAATTAAAAACTGAAAACCCTCCAACAATCACTAATGTCATTAATACAATTAAAAGTAAATTCATTTATTTGATTCCTCCGTTTTCCGTATTGTTATTCAGTCCGCCTGTGGAAGCCGTACTGCAATAACAAGCCGGTAATATTTTTATATAGACATAACAAAATTCCGTCTTCACCTTCAGGACCGTTCAAATAAAAATTTAGCCCGTTCCCTCCGGATCGCCGGAATTACTAAAAACTTTTATATTTAAATTATTATTTTTTAGTCAATTTATCAGGTAAAACTTCTTCAACATTACATAATTCTCTATCAAGTCCACATATCTCACATTTCTGGCCAGTGTTAAAAGAATAATTACAATAAACACATTCCCATTCTAGCATTCTTAATTCACCTTCTTCATAGCAGCACCAATTACTCCTATTAAGTGCCTGCCTTCTTTTTTGCGAATGATTCCGCGATTAGTATAACTTTTCACCTGACTTAGAACCTTATTAAGCTGTTCAGGTGACCTTCTACCATCCAACAACCAGCCTTCATAAGTTCTGGCTGGGTTAGTAACCTCAGATTCAATGAATGGTGAATAAGCACACCTGCAATCCGGATGTCTTGGTAAAAATGGTTGTTCTCCAATCACATAAACATTGTTATGATCTACAGAACATTCGGGGCAAGTCCTAACATCCAGAGTGGCTAAATATCTGACTTTTTCTAAATTTGCTTGCTCATATACATCCAGATTTGACTGATTCAAAATAGCATTGTTCCAGGACCTGGTTGTCATTTCTACCCGGTTATAACCTAATTTCTTCGTTGCTTCATTTAATCTACGGGCTGTTTTCTCTGGATTTTCTCCCAGAGCCACAGATTCAAATAATTCCTGCTCAATTCTGAAAGCTAAATCATTACCATATCTACTCACATATTCAGTCATGGTTTTACCTTTTATGGTTACTGAATCCACTACTTCAGATTTGATTGCCCTGGTTGGTAGTCTGTTAAATTCTTGATTAATCCCCAGCTCCGAAGTATTTTTCAATAAGTTCTGAGTAAATAAGGATTCATTTTTATATAAACCGGCCAGATCATCTCTGTAATTAGATATAAAATTACTTTTATATTTTTTTATCTCAGACCTGATCTGCTCTTTAAGTTTCATCTTTCTGTTATATTTAGCTAATTCAGCCTGAGACCAGTTCCCTTTATTATTAGATTTCTTAAACATTTGCATCATATCATTATCAATTCTATTAATTGTTTTATCTAATTGGTTAGTATACTTGTTTACGTATTTTTCTTCCTCAAGACGGTTTTTTATTTTTTGTACTAGCATAAGTTATCAACCGCCTCCTATTCAGTGTTATTATTATCGGAACCAGAATCTAAATTAGTATTACTGTTATTAGTACTATGTTCACTCAATTCGCTGGCAATATCATTTCTGACTTGCTGGTCTTCTTCTTCCAGCCTGTCTAATTCTTCATCTGGATCAGAAATTAATTCAGGAACTTTACTCATTCCTGTTTTACGGGATATCATTCTGATTCCCCTGAGGCTCTCAATCATGCCTACTAATTCCTTAAGATTGCTGGGCAATATTCCACCAAAACTTAATTTGTGATCCAACTCTGACTGGCCTAACATCTTCAGGGCCATGTTATCCATTTCTACAACTTTATTATTTATATCTCCGCGAAGGCTCTCAACTTTAGCTTCTATCTCAATAGCTTTTACTTTGAGAGCTTCACCAGAGGGATCTCCTGAACTCAATAAGGTAGCCAGTACATATTCAGGATAATCATTAGCAAGGATCTCTTTGATATCTTCCTGCTTTTCCAGCATTAATTGAGCTACATTTCCTTGCATTTCTAAATATTGCATCTGTCCTTCATCACCTAGGTGAAAGAAAGTCTGGTCCTGGTATCTTGATTCATCAACCTTATCTTTACTTTCTTTATTAAACTGTTTACCGTCTTTGTTATCCCAAATAGCAGGTTCGCCGTGAAGCCAGAATATATTATTAAGGTAGGCCTCTATTTGATTATACTGGTCAATCTTATTAAACATGGGTTCTAAATTGTAGTTAGTCTCAAATTCAATCACTGGTATGAAATCAAAAGCTAAAGGACCTGATGTTTCTTGATTTAATTCACCGTCATGATATTCTCTTCTTACACGATAGCCATCAACATTGTAATATTCTTTGACCACCGGAATTGTTTCCCAGTCTTTAGTGTCAAGGTTGAATTTCTCTGTTTTTCCTTCAATTTTTGCATATATAGTTTTATTTCCCTGTTTTTTTGTTTCGGTATTTGAAGGATCGTGAAGAGTGAAAATTATATCATCATCTTTTTTATTAAGTTCTATTACAGATTTTTGAGTGAGAATAAGCCAGAGCACTAAAATATATTTCATCGATTGGAAATTGTTTTGGTCCCATATATCTTCAATTTTCTTTTTAGATGGATTCTCTGCGTTGTTGCTGGAATTACTTTCTTCATCTTCTCCCTGGACTTCTATATCAAGATTTTTTTTCATAGTTAACGCGTTCATTATGAAAGCTGTTTTTGGCACTGGATTGTATATTTCTTTGGTATCAACAAATAATTTGTGGTTAGAAATATAATCATCATCGTATACATCATTGTTATAAAAAGACCAAGCTCTCTGAATTTCTTCTAGATCCGGATCTATGTTCTGCATTTAACGAGGATCACCTCCTCTGGGAGATAGTTAACTTTTTATTCACAAAATTCCTTGATTCGCTTATATTTTTTTTCAGTAGAATGGCCATCCCATTCTTTTTCATGCTGTGACAAATGCCAGCTTACCTGTCCGGTAGGCAATTCCATAAATACAACCGGCCATTCTGGCTCCTTAGGGTCAACTCTTATACCACATTCATAACCTAAAGCTATACAAAAATTTAATGCAGCTAAAATGAAATTATTTCTATTATCATAATCATTATTTTTATCAAAAGTTTCTATTGATTCCAGATACATTTTTAAACTTTTATTTTCTTCCTCAATAAACTCTTCATGTTCTTTCTTAAAAATGTTTTCCAACTCACCGCCACACTCTGGGCATTCATCATATTCATCGTTATAAACTGGAAAATAACACTCTATACATTTATGAGTTTGACAAAAAGCCAAATTACTCATCCTTTCTATATGAATTTTTAAGTTCTTCTATATTCAAATATTTTTACCTCCCCCGGCCACGCCTGGACCGCCAATCGTAAGATTCAGAAGTTATAATCTGTGGTTCGGTGTTAATCTCATACCTTATTCCATCCAAAGCATGATCATTCTTTTTAACAGGTTTATCTTCTCCTTTTTCCTGAGCTTTTTCATCCCAAACGTAAGAAGCAAATTCTTTTATAGTATTAGGACAATTTTTCTTGACTACATACAGCTTACCAGTATTTAAATATGTGGCCACTTTTCTAATTCCATCTACCACATCATTATTAGCTTTAGTAATAGTTATATCCAAATCACTTTTTAATTGAGTAATGAAACTTGCGGCTGAAGGGTCAACAACTATGTCCTGAATTCCATAGCCGTATTCATTAATGAAATCCAGCATATCATTGCTGTATTGAGCATCAGTTTTTTGCCTTCCTTCTTCATCGCTATCCCAGTAGTATTCATCAATTATATAACGAACACCGTTTTTGATACCAACTAACAAGAACACTGTAGGGTTACTGGTACCATAATCGGCCGTAATTCTGAAAGTGTCGAATTGATCAGGGAGTTGATTATATTTAATGGTGTGTTTATCTTCACGCCACATATCATAAATAATACCTTCTGCCAGCACCCAAAGTCCTAATATGTATCTTTTGTAAAAGACTCCGGAGAACATTCGCTTATATCTTTCTTTGATTTTCTCAGATAAAGTCAGATTATCCTTTAATAAGAAATGTAAGTGTAGTATTTGTTTTTCTGCGGCCTTATTAATGTATTCATCTTTCATGAAATGATATGGGCCCTGGGGATTACAGTTCATGAAAATTTTACTGTCTTCAATTGAACACCGGCCAATCATCTGGCTAACAAAATTTTCTGGAAACAATGCGGATTCATCTGCAAGTGCTCCGGCTGCAGTTAATCCCTGGAGTGTGTCCTGACTTGATTTGTTATTAGCACCAAATAAATAGTATATATTAGTTCCTATTTCCATTCTCGGATCATCTGAACGTACATGATTGTATTTAATACCTTTAGCTATAAGCATCTGTTTCCAGGGATTGATCACATTTCTGTCAAGAGCTCCCATTGACTTACCAGAAATTATAAAATTTTCATTACTGTAAGTATCGAGTGACCAATTAGTGAAACTATCTATCATGGCCACAGTTTTACCTGATCTAATTGAACCGTCTGCTATAATCATATCTTTATCTTTATGAGGACTATTATCTGACCACCAGGTTAATAACTTCTTCTGCTTTTTTGAAAAAGGTTTGAATTTGAATGCTGCATTTTTATTCCTCTTCCTGCTCATCTTCATCATTCCAAACTTGACCGGATGCCACTCCAATAGCTTTTAAATATTGAGATATGTCCGGATCAATAGGTCCTTCTCTCTGCTCCACTTTATGTTTTACGTCGATTAATTTAGCTTTTCTAGTTTGAACCCTGGTGATTGCTTCTTCAATATCCTGTATCTGACCTAAGGTGGCTCTGTTCTTCTCTTCAGTCATATCAACTGGACCTTCCGGCCCAGTTCCAACTTTATCATTTATTTCAACAGTGGTGAATTTATTTTTTCTTAGTTCCTGAATTCTTAACATCATTCTGCGGATACGAATATCAGTTAGTCTTATTTCATTGTCAAGTTGGGAAGCTACATCGGTTCTGATCTCATGGTACAATTCTTTTTCCTCTTCATCTAAAGTGTCCAGCCAAATAGCTTCATGTTCATGAGTTTTTACTGCATTTTTATTCTTTTTCATTTTTTCGGACGGTGCACCTGTGGATTTTCCTCCATGAAATTTACATCTTCCAGTTCCTGGGTGATCGGTGCCCCAACCTGCTTTTAATTTACAAGGTTCTCCAGTACTCTTGGCTTTCGCTCCACATATATTGCTATGAGGTTCGTTTTTAGATTCAGACACGACCACCACCTTCTTTCACTTAATTATTTAATACATTTTTATAACTTAATCATCCCTATCCAATATTTCTCGCGCTTTCCTCCAATGGATACTTTTCTTACCAAATTTCTCCCACATTGCCTCAGGAACCACAACTCCAAACCTAAATACATAGCTGCAGGTACAGCATTTAAAATAAACATCACATCTATAAGGATGACTGCTGCCTGTATTTTTACGAATATGAAACAGCCATTTTCTGGCCTGAATTTCAGAACCTCCACATTCTGGACATGTAATCTGTTTTCTTGGTACTGGAAGCGGTTTTGATAGGTCCCAATACTCATGAACTCGGTTGAAAATTTCATTGCTTGATAATGAAGGAAATAAATTCATTGATATCATATCATTCCTTCATGTCATCTAAAACAGTTTGTTTGGCAGCTTCCAATAATCCAATTAATTTAGTAGCTTCCATGTTTGTGTTCGATCTGGTAATGATTCCTTCATCATGTTCATAGATAACAATCATTTCTTCAAGATCATCGTAATCGTCTATCCAGTCATCCATAGATTCTCTTAAAACTCTGGGGGTTACATTCCCATCTTTTCTATCCTTAGCAGCTTTAAAATCTAAAGTCATAAATTACTCTCCTTCAAAAAAATAAATTATTTCTGAAACATGCGAAAACCCCGCTCTGGCTAGGAGCGGGGTAACAACAATATAAAGGAGGTTTTAATATATATGAAAAAAATATTAAATTTTTGTTGATTTTTATTGAAAAATATTATATTATATATTAGAATTAGGGTTGTTTTTATTTTTATATCACTATATACATTATATCATACTATTAAGTAAAATAAAGCGAGAATGCTGATATCCAACGACATTCTAAAGACACACAAAAGACATCCTGCTAAAAAATTAAGAGATCAACCAATTTTTGAAGAAATCTGCAACATCAGAAATTGGATTATCTAAATAATATTCCAAATCCAATAAACCATTAATCCTTTTTAAAGCTTTATCTTTCTTACGTTCCACAGTTTTTTTAGTGTAATTAATTTTATCAGCTATTTCCTCATTAGTATAGTTAACTTTCTTACTATATGTCCATTTCAATACGTTATAATCATCATTGTTATTACCATCTTTAATAGTCTCCAGAGAATCGTTTACATCATCTATCATCATTTTCAAAAAACTGGCCATTTGCCCCGCCTGATCTTTATTTTCTACAAACCTTCCAATTTCCTGGGAGATCTTATTAGTCTTTCCACTACTTACTCCCGAATAATCCATAGCTGACGGATGATGATTCTGCTCACTCCTTCTTTTTTCAATTTTATATTTAGCTTCCAGTTCGCCTTGAAAATATAATTTTAAGATATTTTCAATAATTTCTTTCTCTTGTTTATCCATTAAAAACCACCTCTATTACTTCTCATTTCTATGTCAGTTCTTTTATGAGATTCAATATAATCCGCTTCAACTATTTTTAATACTTCCTCCACTGATCCATATTCTTTTTTACAGCGAATACATTTAGCACTATTAGTTGTTATGTCCAGCTTCATGGTTTTTCTCTCGCAATGGGGATAAAATACCATAACTTCCTTATGTAATTTTATCCCCTGAAGCTCACAAATTTCAGCTGCTATTTTCATTGTCATTTCTACATCCCACCTTAAGATTAATTTTTTGGAATAAATGTTTCAATTACTTATATCTGTTATCTCTGGCTCTAATTTTACCAGGACCTTCAACGTTACGATCCCATTCCGGATCATACATTTTCACACTGTCTCCACGTGGTGTTTCTATGCCAAATTTTGCTAAGATACTTCTAATTGGTTTACTGATTTCGGGCTTCTTTTTTTCTTCATTACAATATTCCTTCAACAAATTTCTTTGGAAATCTGATATTTCTTTTTCGGAAGCCTGTCCATCATCAATGTAACCAAATTTTTGGCCGCAAAACTCACATAAGTAATACTGGATATTACCAAATCTCATATCAGGAGTAGCTTCTTTATGACACCTGGGACAGTTCATCTTTTTTATAGATCCCAATTTACTCAACCCCTTCAGCTGATATTTCTTTGCTCTTTTTCTTCTTCAAAATTTGAATGGCATGAAGTTAACAGCAGTGAATCTACCCTTAATTTGCAATATATACTATCCTCATTCATGCAGTACAAAGCACTTCCTACATTTTTAACACGATCACAACTTTTACAAAATAATTTAGTACCCAAATAATCTTTTTCCATACTTTCACTCCTCCAACCTCTTTTTTAACTCTGCTAATCCATACTCCTTAACAATCTCAACAGCCGTTTTCTCCGATAGTTCCTGTCCCTTGTACACATATATTTGTTTTTCCTTGTCAAAGCTAAAGTCAAAATCACGTTTGAGCCGTTTCTTTGCTTCTTCCTCCGGATCTTTTCTGATTTTATGTTTTCTAATATCTGGGAACCAATAAGGCATAGGTAATAACATTCTTATCTCCCCTTTTATTGCTATAGTTCGCTGATATTGTTTCAAATTACTTATTTGAATTTTTCACAAAATTGGCATGATGTACCAGCCTTTTCCCACTTCTCTCTTCCTTCTTCATATCCCCAATCAAGTCCATATTTATAGGCAAGGGCATTCATACACCGTTCACATGATATTGCTGAAATAATGATAGCTTCTGAAAGAGTATAATCTCCGCTATTAGCAATAGCTAATGCTAGACCTTCTGAATAACCAGAATGAAAAGACACAACTTTTTTACTTCCATAACCTTCCCATTTTTTGGGCCATAAATGCCACTTCTTTCTAGTTTGACTTCCCCCACACAAAGTGCATTCTCTACCATATATACCATCTGCCCACCCACCAGTTTTTTTGATATATCTTCTTGGATGATTACATTTATTAACTTCTTTTTGATGAATAAGTTTAAGATGTTTCGTTGTCAATTCTAATGGAAATCTCGAAACTTGATATTCCGCATTAGAAGGCATATCTAAGTCATTATTTTTATAGTCTGGTTCACTTATATAATTACCGTCTTTATCCTCAAACCATACAGTTCTTAAATGTTCTTTTTTAATTTTCATTGTTTAACCCCTTTCTTAATTTGCCAATTCTAGCCGATTTATATAATAAATTTTAATTCCCTAAACTTTATTCATAATCCTCATGAATTTTACTTCCAGTAGTCCCTTTTTGTTTTTGATATTTGCCATTATAAGGAGTCTCAGCCAAACCCTGCATTCTGGCAACTACTAACTGACAAATCCTTTGACCCGGTTTTAAAACAATGGGCCTGGGTGCCGCATTGAAAAGTTCAAGAGTTATTTGACCTTCAAACCCTGGGTCAATGTGACCGGCGTTTTGAATAAAGAGTCCGGTCCTTCCCACTGAGCTCCTACCTTCAATTTTAGCTTTTAAATAATCAGGGATATTTACAGTTTCTAGGGTGGTGGCCAGAACAAAATCACCTGGATAAATTCTGTATTTTTTATCAGTTCTGTATTTTACGTATTCTATTTCTTTATTAAGTTCAATATCACTACCTCCATTTTTCTTAATCATCATAAACTCATTTCCCAATCTTAAATCAATCGAAGCCGGCTGCACGTTTTCCGGTTGATAAGGCCTGACTAACCGATTAAGATTACATAGCTTTTTTAAATTAGAATCATTGACTATCATTATTCAGCTTCCTCCTGTTCCCCGATTTCTTCCATTGTACTTATGAATTCATTTTTAATTCTGATCTCTAATAAATTCATTAACATTTCTGGGTTTCTCTTAAAAATTTCATGTAGTTTCACTGGAGCTTCAACATTAAAAGTATAATATTCTAAATCAGGACCATCTCTTTTGTCTCTTTCTAAATTAACCAGCTTACCAATAACTTCATTAACCTGTTGGGTAATCTGTTGAATCTCTTCTGCATGCTTTTCTTCTATTTTTTTTATTTTAGATTTATGTTGATTTTTTAGAAACTTTAATTTCGATTTGTAGTTTTCTATATCTATTTTTAAATCCTTGATTATCTCAGCCTGATGTTGATTATATTCTTTTTCTGTTTTATAAGTACTTCTTAATACAAAAGGTAATTTCATAAATTTACTCCTCCTTATTTTTTTTGAAATTTAACGCCGGCCAGTTGATCCGCAATATACATATTCAAATCCTCTGTCAGGATTTTTGCGTCCAGTAGTCTTATAGATATGTTCACTATAGCCTACACCATTATTTTCAGCCTTAATTCTTAATTCATCTTTTTTCTCCCAACGATAAATAAAATGTTTTACTTTCACAAAATCATTCCTTTTGGGTTTCCTCATATTATTAATCAACCTCCTATTTTAAATATTTTTTTTATTTTATCTAAAAAAGAAAGATCATCCTTCTTCTCCTGATTATTTAAATCTTTTTCATCTTCAAAAGTTTCGGGGTGAAAAGTTGCATTATTAGAAGACTGGGGTTTTTTAACATGAGTTTCATATTCAACTGTATGGACTTTAAAAGCACCACGACCAATACTTCCCAAAACATACCCTGGTTGTCCAACACCGTTCATTCTAAAAGCACAGGTGTCTTTTTGATATGTATCTTCTTTAATTACAGACTTGATTAAAAAATTTTCTTCCTCATATTCTCTAATACACCTGGCAATAAATTGTTCCTTGGAATAAAACTCGGCATCAGCAACAATCTTATTTTCATTATCAAATTTCATAAAATCGAAGTTTTTACTCATTTGATTCTCCCTCCTTTAATATAACTTCAGTCCTGGGTTTATTTTTATCCTTTTCCCAGGACTCTTCAAAACCTTTAACATATTTCCAGCCATCGTCTTTAATTACACCTTCATCAACAAGGGCATCCATAATAACTTTTTTAGCTCCACCAGTGATGTTTCCTGGGTCCTCTCTTTTACTTTCACGGTAATAAATAATTTTCACTTTAACTGTCTTAAAGAAAGGGATTTTTTGTTGCCTAATATACCAACGAATAGTATCTTCAGTTTCACTTTTTAATGAATTATACTTATATCTGTTAATTAATGCAGCTCCAATTAAATCATTAAGATTCGGTAATTTACCTGGTATTATTAATTTAGCTTCCTTTTCTCCAGACTCTGGTTTATATACTTTTTTTGAGTATTCTTTTTTTTGATATTTTTTAGGTAAACTTTTCCAATTCATTCTTCTACTCATTTTATTTCACCTCTCAAACAAACATTTTGCACCCTCTAGACTTGTAACTCTCAACTGTTTTCAAGAAATATTCTTCATCAAAATCTAAACAGTCTAAGCATAACCAATTGCCTTCACTCTTCCTACCTATTTTCTTATTAAAACCGATAATATTGTAATCTAACTCTTTGTTGCAATTTAAACATTTATTTATATCTGGAGGATCCTTTCTAAAGTTACAATTATTAATAGCTGATTTGAAATCACCACTAATAACTTCAATTCTTTTATTTTTTCTAGCAATTTTAAATTCTTTTTTATCCATAAATTGAGACAGAAAAACTAAACTACCGCTTGCTTCACCATTAAATCTGGTTGCAGGCAAACCTCTAAAATCAATCACAACTGTAGCATCTTTTCCAGCTTTTAATTCAGCCTGCTTTTTCTTTTTAGTTAATTCCCATTTAATTTCTGTAATTCGGTGTAATTTTTCATAAATTTTAGCATTATATTTTTTAATTTCCCGGTCTTTTTCTTTTAGTTTTTTTATTTCTTTTTCGTAACCCTGCAATTCTCTTTTTGCTTTCCAGATATTATGCCTAGTTAATTTTCTATTGTGTTTTTTAATTAATCTTTTAATATCTTTTTCATTAAATTCCTCGAATTCTTCAGCAGTATGCCTTCTGGCTGTAGTTTTGTAACTATATTTATTTCGATATTTCCCGTAAACATCAAAAACTTTCACTTCAATTGGATAATTTCCGAACAAATTCTTTTGTATGCCTTCATAATATTCTGCTTTCCCTACCATAATATTTCTGATATCATCTGTGCTATACCCTTTAAATATAGGTGTTTCTTTTAATTTATTTTTTAGTTTTTTGTGGTGTTTATCTAATTTTTCAATCCGGTTTTGAGCAGTTTTGGCAGAAATCATTAGACCACCTCTCAAACAAACTTTTCCATCCAGTCAACTCAATCACTCTCCTAGTCTTTTATCACTGCAAAAAACTTTCGTTTTTTCACCACATATAAATGGTAAAAATCCTTCTTTATCCTTTTTAGTAGCTTCAAATCTACACATAAAATTCTCATCATGCATTGTTTTTTCATATACTGGACAAAATTTATATTTTGGTGCTTTAGGAAAACCTCTGTCCTTCATTTTATCTTCACCTTGATCCTTTCTTCTTTTCTTCCATTCTTTTAAAAGTTTCGTTCAGGTTAGTCATATTAAAATATCCAACACCAATTTTCTTTTCAGCTTTAGCTACCTGTTTTTTATTAAATTCATGAAACAATTTTCCTATAATTTTAATGTTTGGCTTTAAAAACTCCTTCTTAATATATTTAATAGTTTCATTTAAGACTTTTTTTCTTTTCTTAACAGATTCTTTATTCTTTTTTCTATAATTAGAATCATTAACAGCATAATCCCCAAACATTGAATCCTGGGTATAATTAACCTCATTTTTACTAAAATCAAATTCATCTGTTATTCCATCTTCTTCAGCTACAACCAATAAAAAATCTTTGCTGTTCTCTAAATCTATTTTAATTTTTGAGTTCTCTAGCTTAACCAGACATCCACAGGATCGAAATTGATGTAATAGTTCATAAGTTTCTCTCTCAAAACTATATGCAATTCTCAATAACCGGACCCAAATGTAATGATCTTCTTTAATGTCAGGTCTGGGCCCAAAATTCAAGCCAGATTTTACTTTGTACATATTAATAAATTTATCGAAGCCTTCATCTGTGATTAGTTCTTCTTCATTAAAATTAAATTCAGTATCATTTTTTATCTTATCCTCAGAATTTTTCTTAGGTTTTGGTTTAACACTTTTCTTTTTCTCATTTTCCCTTTCATTTTTCTGTTTTTTGTTTTTTTTGTTAAGAAAATCGAATTCTCCCATTTTCAGGACCTCCTTTCCATATTTTGGATTTATTCTCGAAATGTAATAATGTAATATTACAATTTACGAAATATTACACTTCATATTACGCCTCTTATCTTTGTTATATCAACTTTCTCAGCGGGGGTGTAATATTGTAATACGATATAGTAATTTTGTAATAAATCTTTGTAATGACTGATATTACAGCATTAAACCTCTATTATTAATAATAAAAAGTTCAAAAGATAATAACCCTCAAATGATATTACAATATTACACCCCCTCTATACTTGTTGATATAACAGTGACCATAGACGTAATATGAGGTGTAATATTGTAATAAATGAAATATTACAATATTACAAAGTATCTTCAGCGACTTTATTCACTCTGAATGGAAGTTTTTAATTCTTTTATAACAGCTGGAGCGTTTTCTGGATCAATGATATAGCACATTTTGGGTTTTCCATCTAACCTAATAGTTTTTCTTTCAACATAATAAGGTTCATCTTTGATGTATCCCAAAACACTTGCTTTATCGAATGGTTGATTTCCAGTTCTTCTACGATAATAAGCTTCCCAGGAATTAAATACAGCAGGGAACCACATTCCAATATAACTTTTATCACCTTCATAAGTTGTCTTAATGTGCCTATCTCCAATATCATTATTACTGTACATAATGACAACATCATTCCAAAAGATATTAAGCATGTGTTCATCTTCGGCTGTCTCTCTAACTTCTTCACATGACTCCAGGACCCACTCAATAAAATCTTTATCTTTTTTTACCACGGCATAAAAAGAACCGGCCATAATTGCCCAGTTTTCTGCAGTTCTATCAGTTATATCCTGCTGTACTAAATTAAGTTTTAAATCTTTAATAGTTTCAATAATTTCATCTTTATAAGTGGTGTAATTTTTTAATAAATGAAATGTAAATCCAGAAAATTTCTCACTCATACGATTAAGCCACTTATAAGGATCACGATTTCTCTTATTAGCTGAAAGTTGTAAAGGAACACACCTGGTAAAAAGTCCGCTGTCTCTTGGAAGTTCTTCTCCTGAAATAGCTAGCGTCCCCTTTACTTTATATGCTCTGGCACCAAAAGCGCTTTTTACACCCTTCCCAGATAACTGCCTATTATATGCTGACCTCAAATAACCATCTTTTTTAGTAATGTTTTTTTCATTTCTATATTCATCAAACCAAACTCCCAGACTGGAAAAATAGCTTAAGGTTCTCATGATATAATTCTGACTGGATTCATCAATACTAACTCCATCTGATTCAATACCAAAAAAATTCATTAACCACCTGAGTAAAGTAGTTTTTCCTGACTCACGTTTCCCATGTAGGAATAGAAAAGGAAAATTTCCAATCTCTTCAAAAATCACTCTACTAAAAATAGTAGCTACAACCCATCCAATGCCAATGTAAGCTTGATAACTACCTAAATTATATTTTAATTTTTCTGCTATTTTTTCAACATCGAAATCATCTTCAAGGTATAAAGCCGGAATAGCATCTTCCATATCTTCTCCCCTGGGACCAACTGATAAGCTCTGTGGCTTATATCCTTTACCATTAATCCAGAATATACCATCACTATCAGGTTGATATACTTCATTGTCCTTAATAGCAATATTACCAAAGATCCAGAAATTAGGTTCAATCTCTCCTATCTCTTCAGGCATGTAAATCATATCACCAGTATCACGTCTAAGTTCAAATTTCCATACTTCAAGTAACTCCTGGGTAGTTCCTTCCCATATATAATTTCCTTTTCCAAAACAATATTTTTTGAATTCATTTAGCCCCGCCATATCCTTCGGTTCTAAAATGAAAGTGCGGCTGGTTTCTCCAAACTCATTAACGAATTCCACATATCTTTGAACTCCATCGGGAGTAATAAATGAAGACTTGATGTTAATCACAAAATTACTGATTTGTTTTTCCCAGGTGTTATCCCCCTTCCTTTTAGTGATTTCATAGCCATAAAACCTGCGGGTTACGGGACTTCTGGAAAAATATTTAGCTAACTTCCTTCTAACTATCTTTTCAGCTTCATTTGGTAAAATATCAAAAAACTCGTATTTGTTTTTTCTATCATTAATAATGGGTAATATGTCATTTTTGTTCTTTCCCTGAGCCAGAGCTCCATCAAAATCTATTTTACCTTTATCCCTCCATTCATCAGGTAGCCTTGAAATCTTTGTATCAAAACCTTCTTTTTTTAGTTTTGTCTGCATAACGCAAGCCCAGTAAGGAGTATCCCACCTGTTCTCTGGTTTTTCTTTGTATTTTTCTTTAAATTGAGAATCATTTTTAACTTCATTATCAAAAATAATTGTTATCTTTTTTACTTTAAAATTATTTAAATACTCAATCAATCTCTTGAAATGTTTTCCAGAAAAACTTTGAATTCCAGGAACAGCCATTGCTGGTATACCCCATTGTGCCAAAGCAGTAGCTTTAAATTCTCCTTCAGTCAGCACTATATGTTCTGGATTGTCTTTAAGTAGAAATTGACAATAGGGCTGAATATTAACTCCCTTCAGCCCTAGTTTGTGTGGACGAAGTAGAGTACATTTATCTCCGGATTCGTCCAAATATGGGATTATAACTCTCTCGTTAAGCAGCATATTGCAAGGCCTGAAGTTGTCATTTACTTCTTCCAGCAATCCATATTTATAGAGTACCTGTTCCTCATATTTATCTCGCAATTCATTTATAATTTTCCTGTTCTCTTCCCTACCTGAGACAAATTTAAATTTATCTATGATTTTATCTGTAAAGCCGCGTTTCTTTTTTAACTTTTCTCGGTCCAGGTCAGTGAGTACAGCTTCATCTAAAAATTTAGTGTAGATCTCTATCTGTAAATTGTCTGCCACAAATTCTTTCACCACCTTCAAAAAAACTTTTCATCTTTTTTAATTCTGTCATATATAATTATCAATTGCATATAATATAATGGGACAACCTATGCTTCGAAATTCTGCGAAAAATTTTTTAGTCTTTTCTTTTGTTACTGGCCCATTGGATTGAGTCAAAATATCTAACTCTGGTGTCGTTTATATTATCTGTAAAGTTATCTCTATTCCAACATATTAAAATCAATAATAGAATACATGATAAAATTATAAACATTTCAAAACCTCCTTAAAAACAATCTTTTTATAGTATTTATTTCATTTTCCATTCATTAACATTTTCCCCTTTATCATCTATATAACAGTCTGCATAGATTTTTCTCGAGGTGATAAAATCCAATCCGGGATAATTTTCATTAATATAATCATAAGGGATATCATTCTCATCAAGGAATTTTTTCATCCTGGATTCAAAGATACCTTTACGGCATGTCCAGATTATAATAATTGTTCCATTTTCTTTTTCCTGTTTCATCATTTCAACTATTTCTGATCTTAATTTTCCTATCTTCGGGAATCTATGTTCAACTATGGTGCCGTCAAAATCTACAGCTATGATTCTGGGCTTATAATCTTTGAGAGACATATTATTCATCCTTTCTTAGTCCTGGCTTCTTCTTTCTCTTTTAATATATTTTTGCATATATCAATAAAACTAACATCAGTATCATTATTCTTGTCATTATTAAACTTTCTTAAATCGGATAATATGTTTTTAATTTCTAGTATACTTCTTTTTTTTAATCATTCTTATAAATTTAATTTTATATTCAAGTTGATTTGTCATTTTCTTCCACCTCAAAATAAACTTTTCATTAATTTTTTTTTAGGGATATCACAAACCCATACAAAGTCAGTATCACTTCCACTGATTTTCTTATGCTTTTTATCAATACCTTTATGGTACTGGCAAGTACTATCCATTCTAGCATCTCCTGAAGGAATACAAACTTTTGAATTTATTATTTCACCATTCAAAGGACATTCAAATAATTTTTTAAATCCAACTTCCTTAATTGGCAAATATTTTTTCATAATTCCACCTCAATTTAATCTTTGATGAATTGCTTGCGGACTCAATCCATAAAAATCAGCAATCTCACGAAAATATAAACCTTTTTCTCTCAACTTCTTCATATCATCACTTTTTCTCCTTTTCTTTAATCTTTCTAATTTCCTAAAAACATTATCAGCAGAAAGATTAAATAAATTCCCGATACTTTTATACGTCTTTTTCTCTCTAATTCTTAAAAAAGCCATATCAATTTTACTGTCGGAGTCATTAAATCTAATATTTGGTTTTTCAAGTGTATTAATATAATCTAGAGCTCCTTCTACAGTATATCCTTTCAAAATTGCCAGAGCACAAGCACAAACCCCCACTTCTTCAGCTTCAGCAGCAATTTTCATTATCATTCACCTCTTATCATATGAGCAATCTACGTTTTCATTTATATCATCATAATCATTAAAATAACTACAAGCTTCACATTTTGTAGTTTCTCCAGGGAAATCAGTAAGAGGTATATATTCACCTAACATAGGACAATTAACAAATATAACAGTAGGAACTTGCATAAGATCCCCTCCATGTATTATTTTTTAAAACAATTTCAACTGACCGTCGTTTTCAACCCGATACTTTCCTTTTTCATGAATACTAGAAGCTCCACCGTTTTCTTTAAGATATTCCCATAATGATTCTATAACCTTAGACCTACAATCCTTTTCCACCCATCCTATAAGATTTCCATCCAGATAAAGAGTGATGTGTTTATCATTAATTTTTGGTCTTTCTCGGACTGGAAAAAAATTTTTATTCATATTTAAATCTCTAAGGTGGTTCAACCATAATCCAATCCGTTTTTTTGATATCCATCCAATTATTGGAGTACCTTTATCTTTTTTTAATTCAAAATCAACCTTTGTAAATTTAATCTGGCCATTCTCTTCAGTGAGCTTGAATTGACGAGCCACGGTTAATCATCCTTATTCCAATAATCATCTAATGATCCCCCAATAACTGTAGATGTTATTTCTTCTTCTATGTCATTTCTCCAATTATCGTTTTCTTCATATCTGTTGATAACTTTCTCTAAAATTTCTAGCCACTCATCATAAGCGTCTATTTTCACCCCTGTAAATTCAATTTTGTCCCCATATAGTTCTTCGGCTACTTCCTTTGAATATTCATTGATTCCTTTATAAATGTCTTCAATACTTTTAAAGTTTACTTTAGCTAGTTCTAATAAAATGTTTTTTAAATCTTCCATTTCTTCTAGTTCATTTTCTTTAACCAAGGTATATATTTTTTTAGTATTCATTAAAATCATCCACTCCTTTCAGTACAAAGAACCGCCGATATTGTTTTATTTGCAATATGGACAACCGTTTAACTTTTTAGCGTTTTCATTTTTATAAACAGTCTCTGTTTCTTTTAAATGTTCAGGTAATTCTTCAAGATAAGTAGCATCAACAACTTCGTCATCTTCATTTTCTTTTTCCTTTACATCCACTTTCATCCAAGCACCACATTTACATTGTTTTAAATAATACCTCACTAAATCACCTCCTCAGTGCAACTATCCCGCCGATCTATACCACTAATGAAACACCTTCCTGTACGAGTGTTCAATATTAATCTGTGAATTTTGAGCATAGATTTGAGTTGTTGCCGGATCACTATGCCCCATCAACACTTGCACCTTATCCTGCTCGACTCCTGAATTAATTAAGTGAGAAGCAAATGAATGTCTAAAACGGTGCGGCTTGACCGGATGTCCTTCGGAACCTATATCAGCTTTCTTACCCATTTTTTTGATGTGTCTATAAAGACTGGACCTACTCATTCTGTTTTTATATCTGCTCTGAAATATCCAGTTGTTGTTATCCTCTCTAGTTTCTTTATATCTTTTCAGAAGCATAACTGCTTTAGTTGATAATAATGTAACCCGGTCCTTACCACCTTTCCCGTCAATTACTTCCACACGCTTATTTTGAAAATCAATATTATCCCAATCTAGGTCCCTGGCTTCTGAAATCCTAACTCCTGAACTGTAGAAAACTTCAATTATCATTCTGTCAAATAATGAATTAGCTGCCTCTCTCATTCCTTCAATTTCTTCCTGGCTGAATGGATCAGGCTTCCGGTCCTGCTCTTTTGGCCGTTCAATCTTATTCATAATATTTTTTTTCAACTAAATCTTCTTTCTCCAGCCATTGAAAGTAACTGCTAAGAGTAACACACTTGTTCCTGATGGTAGAATTTTCATTTCCTGCTTTACGCTGTTTCATAAGATAATGTCTAACATCCCGAACTGTAACTTCTTCAATAGGTTTTTGAATTTCCTTAATAAAATTTTCTAATTTGCCTCTATAACCATCTATAGTATTTGAGCTGCATCCTTCAGATTCTTTCGTATACAAAAATTCATCAATAAGTTGAAACTCTCTGTCTTTATCAGCCCCTTCCAATTCACCGATAAAATTTTGATATTCAGCTTTGATCACTAACTCCACTTTTCCATCAGTCTTAACTAACATAAGTCCTCTGGATTTGTTTTCAAGCTGTTTTTCAAGCTGTGATAGAGACTTTTCTATCAGCTCCCGAGAATAACCAGTTAATTCTATTATTTTTTCAACTCTTACCGGTTTTTCTTTCCGGTAGAAAAATGCTTCCAGGAATGGTACCAATTTATCCTCAGCTGAAAATTTCTTTTTTTTAAATTGAACTACATTTGTTTCAGCCATGTTTACCTCCTATCTTTTACAACAAAACATCCACATTTTTATTTAGTTAAATTTAAATTGATATCTTTTTTTATTGGTTTTCCAGCTAAAATATTTATATCGGGGCCACTTTCTTTTAAAGCACAAATCATAACTCCGTCATTAAAAACAATTGCTTCTTCATCACCAATTTCCCATTTTCCATCTTTAAATCTTTCTTCTGCAACAGTAAAGGCTTTTTCTAAACCATTCATAATAAAATGATCCTCCCATTAATTTTGATTTTATTTCCTTATCCTTTCGCCCAGCTTACTATACCTTTTTTCAACTTTATTATTTTTTATAGCCTTCCGTACCGCCCAGGTGTTACCTACCAGGATCAATCTATCCTTAGCCCTGGTCATTCCCGTATATAATAGATTTCTTTTAAGCATGATATAATGACTTTTGGTCAGACTCATAATGACTATAGGAAATTCACTGCCCTGGCTCTTATGAATGGTAGTAGCATAGGCTAGTTTTAACAAATTAAATTCATCGACAGTGAAGATCACCGGTTCTGGATCTTCATTATCAGTAATAACCACAAACATTTTATTACCATCTATTTTAACTACTTTCCCCAGGTTACCGTTGAAAACCATCTTGTCATAATCATTTTTCACTACCATAACTTTATCTCCCAGTCTATACTTACCTAATTCAAATTTACCTGAGTAATCTTTATATTTACTGACAGGATTAACTATTTCTCTTATAGTCTCATTCATGTTATCTACTCCAGAATCAGATTTATACATTGGAGAAAGAACCTGATAATCCATAGGAGTTTTACCATTTTCGTTTAAATCTTTTACTATATCAATGATTCTTTCAGCAGCCTGATCATCATCTATAATCTTTTCAAAATCAAAATCACCTTCACTTTTTAATTTGGGTATTTCCCCGCTGGCAATTTCGTTGGCTTTCTTAGCTATAATAGAACCATTGGCCTGACGGAAATTATATTTGAGCCTGGTAGTAGGTATTTCTCCACTCCCTATCATATCTCTTAATACAGATCCAGCTCCAACAGAAGGTAACTGATCAATGTCACCTACAAGAACCACTCTCATATTTGTTTCTATAGCTGCGAACAGATCTCTTGCCAGCTCTAGATCACACATTGAGAATTCATCAAGAATAATCAACCCGGGGCCTGGAAGTGGTTGCTCATATCCAAAAACAAATCCACCTTCCCAGGGGTTATACCTTAGTAATCGGTGGATTGTTTGAGCTTCTCTATTCGTCTGTTCTTCCATTCTTTTAGCTGCTTTCCCGGTAGGAGAAGCAAGATATATGGTTCCGTCCGTAGTAGGCAAATCATAAGGACCTGAATTACTATTATTCATCCCTTCATAGATATTACATATAGAATTAATAACTGTAGTTTTTCCAGTGCCGGGTCCTCCAGTAATGATTGAAATGTTATTTTTAAATGCTCTTTTAATTGCTTCTCTCTGCTCTGGAGCATAATCGAATAACAAATTTTCTTCTTCCCATTTAATGATCTGAGTAAATGCTGTATTTTTCAATTCATTTTCAGCATTGAGTAATATTTTGATTCGGTTAGCCAGTTCCTTTTCAGCATGAATATATCTGGGAATATAAACATCATTTCTTTCTCTTTTCAATTCATCCTGGTCATCAGCCATTTTCTTGACCATTCTACCTATTTCTTTAGTTTCCAGTTCTATATCCAATAACTTCTTAACTTTTTTTGATATCTTTTTAAATGGCAAATATACATGGCCATCATTTAAAGCTTCATTCAATACATGTTTTATAGCTGCTTTAAGTCGGAAGGGTGAATCCTTTTCAATTCCCAAACCCCTGGCTATTTTGTCAGCTGTAATAAATCCTATCCGGTCCACATCATCAATTAATATATATGGATTCTCTTCAATATCACTTAATATATTCCCCGCTTCTTTAGATCGAGTCATATAAGTAGACCAGATCCGGGAAGCCATTCCGGCTGAAATCCCTTTCTGACAAATTGAAGATTTAAATTCAGCTTGAAGAGAATTTTCGTTCAGATCCTTAGAGATCTGTTGGATCTGTTCATTTTCTATAAAATCGAATTGATTTAACACCTGAGGGTTCTTCTTTACTTTTTGTAATGTTTTTTCTCCTAACCGGTCAACTATTTTTTGAGCTCTTACTGGCCCAATACCATACATAATTGAAGATAAATAACGGCAAATTCCAGTCTCATTCTCAGGTAATAAAACTTCAAAGTTATCAAATTTAAATTGTAATCCATACTTACTATGTTTTTTGAATTTACCTTTTAACTGATACTTACTCCCTTCCTGCGGTGAGCTCATATGACCCACCGCAGTAGTATTAGGAGCATTATCTCTGTCTATATCCAGTACACAGTAACCATTCTCTGGGTTGGAAAAGACTATACGGTCAATTATACCCTGAATTTCCTTAACCTCTTTATCAATCTTTTTTTGTTCCTTTTCTATATCCTCAACAGTTTCCACTTTTCCAGTACCATCTTCAAAATCTTTAAAAACAAATCCCATATAAAAATTTAACCTCCTTTGAAAAAACAACCATACGTTTTTATATTATTTTTTCTAAAATATTGTTACCTGCTACACATTTCCATCTTCCTTCTTTTGGGAAACCTGAATAAGGTATAAATGTATAGAAATAACCGTTTTTTGCTTCAATTGTTATAGAAAAATGTGTACCTTTCCTATAAGAAGGATGTCTTCCTCCTGCTTTTTTAATATAAATGTTTTGAGCATATTCATTTATATCGTTTCTTTGATATACTTTACCTACTTTCATTTTTTTATCCTGCTGTCCTTTTTCCATGATCCATAACCTCCCTGGCATTCTCAACTCTTACCATGGCTTCCTCTACCACTCTACCCGATATCTCTTCTTTCTTAGCTATATTTTCCATAATACTTTCCAGCTCCAAATAATTATTATCTCCTTCCTCAGCCAACAGACCTAAAAACTCTTTAGTCATTTCCTTCCTTCTCTTTTCCTTTTCTATGTGTTCCCGACTCAGGACTTCATGGCCCGGTTTAGCTGATTCTAATTCAATCAATTCAGCTTCCGGTTCACCTTCTTCAGGAATAGTTAATAATGCTACTTTGGGTTTCCTCTGGATATTAGCTTCAGAAGCTTTTATACGACCAATAGAACCGGGATTAATTAAGAGAGTACTATTCATCTTCTTAATGCCAAATCCTTCGTGTTCATGTCCGTTTATCAGAATATCCGGTGCTTCTGGATGTTCTGCTACCTCACTGATTAATGTATGTCTCAATTCATATCCTGGAGATTTATCTAATAGCATGCCGTGGGTAATTAATATCTTAGTTTGAGGTTCCTGGTCGTAAAAATCAGATTCATGAGGTAAATAGTATTTAATATTCTTATCAGTAATATCCGAATTGAATCCATGTCCCTGTAAAACCAATCCACCTAATCCCGGGAATACTCTTTCCTGTAAATTGTTTATTAAATTAAAAGACAAAAATAAACCATAAGGAGTTCTGCTCATAGAGTTTAGATTGCCATTATATAGATCATGATTACCCGGAATACAAAATATTGCTGTTTTACATTTCTTTAATAAGGTTCCAAGTTGACTTATTAAAGATAAAGAAATTCCTGGACTATCAAATATATCTCCAGGAATAATAATACCCTTACATTTATTTTTTTTAGCTAATTCAAAAATTTCTATTATCTTTTCAACAATAGCATTAGTGTAATGATCTTTTCTGGCTTTAGGATTTCTACCGGTCCAGTGTAGATCGCCAGTAACAATGAATTTAGTATCAGTCATCTTTATCACCTTCAGGATTAGTATTATTAACAACTCTTTTAAATTCACTTAATGCAGTATTTTGTATATTTAAATCGCATAATAGATCATCATTCAAATATAGATAATAATTTTCGGTTTTAGTATTATAAACTAATTTATACTTACTCATAACTGAATCACTCCATCTTCTTTTTCAAGCCCATTAAATTCAGTCCAACATCCATAAGAACAACAGCATTCAAAATCGTTCTCCGGAACCCCTTTACCTTTTTCGTAGAAGTCACCACAATTAACACAGGATTCTAATTCTATAGTAAACTTTTTCTTTAAGTCAGGTATTCTTTCAATACAATTAATACATATAATTTCTCCAACTACATCTTTCCCATATATTTCTGAATCTTGACGAATTTCTTTACAAAAATCACATTCAAACAATCTCGTTCACCCCGTTTTCTTTATTTATTTTATTTTTCCTTCCGTTACTAATTGTATAATGACAAATTACAGCTCTCATTGATGGATGGTATCCTTGAAAATGCTTACATCTTTCACATTTCAAAGTGTCAACATGTTTCATATTTCTATCACAAAAAAACTAATAATATGTCATGATTCAAACTTCATTCACCTCACTATTACCGTTTTCATCACGGCTGACTCCATAACGCTTACTGGCCACCTCAGCCAAATCTCTATTATGAGTAGTCATAAGAATAGATCTTCCTGTTTTCTCAGAATATTCTTCTAAAAATTTAGCCAGATTGGGAGCATAATCAGAACTAACATGTTTCCCGGGTTCATCCGCATTTAATATACCTTCATTTTTAGGACTTGCCAGCTCAATTAAGGCTAACCTTAAAGCTATACTTACAATATCACTTACTCCACCACCACGGGCACTTTCTGGGGGCTCAGCTACCCATTCGCCGTTATATTTGCTGACTACTTTCCACTCAGCTACCGGATTACCCCCTTTTTTATCAACTTCAACCTTAAACCTCAGATCACTATCATCAATAATAGATTGAAGAGCAGCTGTAACCGTTCTCTCAATCTTAGTTTTAAGCTGCTCTCTGGCAAATTCAGAAGTCTCAGCAAAAAGTAATTTAACCTTTTCCCAGGTTTCAAGATTTTCTTTAACCTGAGCCAGTTCCTCTTTAGTCTCCTTCAACTGCTCTTTGAGCAGGGATAATTGACCTTTACCCTGCTCATATTTAGATTGGTACTGTTTGATTTGTAATTCGAGTTGAGATAGATCAATTTTATTTTGTAGTTGGTCTGTCATTGGTTATCACCTTCGTTACAGAAACGTTCTAAGAACATTGCTAAATTTGCAATGTCCACGAGATCGTCTTCTGTTAAATTATCAAATTGGCCCAACCCTCTAATTTTATGAATGGCTTGCACACAATTTACCTCTAATTTATATCCTATAGTCCCTATAGCTTCGTATTCCTTCCACCCAGTCCAACCTTTTTCATCATATACCCTATATAATTTACTTTTTATTTTGTCAGCAAATCTATCAACAGCTTTACTTAGTTCTAATTTTTCTGGATCGACAGCATTTTGATTGTCAGCCATAACTACATCTTCTCCAATTCATCCATACTGGGCAACATTTCATCAACTTCTTGTATATCATTCTTGATCTTTTCATCAAGCCTACTAATTTCATCTTCCAGATCCTCTCGGTCGACATCCATTTCCTCCAGTTGTTCCAGGAGTTTTTTTTCATTTTCCTTTACATTTTCTAATTTAGTTTCCAATTTAGTTTTCTTTGATTCAGCCTTTTTAGCCCGTTTCTTTAAGTCTTCTAAACTAATATCAGTATCAAATTCATCTGTTGGTTGACCACTCTTTAATTTTTCTCCGAAATCAATCATTATTCAGCCTCCTTTAAAATTTTAATATATGCATCCTTAACCTTTTCTTTTATATCACTAATAGTCATGTCTTCTACTTTTCCGGGATTCAAATTAATTGTTACATCACCTTTAAAATTTTTATGACAGATTAAGCTTTCCACTTTTACCTTAATCATTAGTTTTTTTTCATAATTAAAAGTTCCAAATGTCGAAAGATCCGAGTAATCAAATTCTATATTTTTTATATAAATTTGAATTTAAATCACCTTCTTAATATTTTCTTCCTCAATCTCAGACCCGCACCGCTGGCAAATACCTTCTTCTTTTAATTTATCGGTATACATTTCTCTATATATTTCTGCTTTTTTTATAGATTCATCAATCATATGATTTTTTTTAGTAATTACTTTTTCAAATTCATTTAATTTGTTTAATTTATCCTTTAAGTCTTGCAACTCAGATTTATTATTCGCAATTTTAATAACTTTTTCATTAGCTATATCTGCAGAAGCTACTTTATTATAATTACCATAGATAACTGCTTTTTTACCGGAAAGATCATATAAGTTATAATGGATCTCTTCAAGTGATTGAATTTTATTTCTTTTATCTAAAATAGACTGAATTAATTGGCTGGATTCCTTTACCTGAATTAATTCCCTTAATTTAAATTCATGATTTTTTTTGAGTTCATTCAAAAGTTTAGATTCATGCCTTCGGTTAAATAATTTAGAATGTTTTCCTTTATCTTCAAAGATAGATTTTAATCTATCCTGAGCTTCCGCGGTATGTTCTAAATCTTCTATTGAATAATTTAGTTTTGATTTTTTTTCATTCAATTCATCTAACCGCTCTTTTATACTTCGATAATCTAATAAATACTGTATATCAGTTTCAGTTTTATCCAACATTTTCACTGCCGGTTTTAATTGGATAAGCTTATCCAATGCTAATTCCAGTAAACCTTTTTTATGGTCATTGACTTCTAAAGCAGCCTTAATTTCCTTAAGCTTTTCTAATTTTTCTTTATTTGATTTAATTTCCTGCATTTTATTCTTAACATTTTTAAGTGTTTCTCCCAGTGGTTTAACCCAGCTATATTTCTCAATTTTTAAATTATATTTTTCAATATCTTCTTCAAGTGATTTTTGTTTCTGGCCAGATCTGTAAATATCAGTTCCTAATTCTTTATTGGCCTTATCTATAACCTCAGTACCAGCCAATTTCCCTAAAATTTTAGCCCTGGTTGGTGCTGTAATTGAGGATCCTAAGAAAGGACCGGATAATTGTCTGGCAATATTCAAATTCAAAGTTTCTCCGGCTACATCATAAGAATACACGCCTAAAACCTGTTGGACTTGCAGGGGAACGTTGTTTCCAAAGCCTTCATAAACTTCTTCGTAATCCCCCTCGCATATCCAGTATTGGTTTAGGGAACTGGTCCTTCTTCTCATGACAGCAAGATCATTCTCCAATACAACAGTAACTATGCATTCAGTTTGACCATGCCTGATAAAATCATCACCCTGAGGACGGTTATAAAATAACCACCGGAGAGCCCTGACTACAGCACTTTTCCCGTAGTCAGTAGGTCCGGTGATAACAGTTAAACCATTTCCAGCTGGCTTTATAACAGTATAATCATGACACTGGAAATTATCTATAATAATCTTTTTAATTTGTTTCACCCTATCACCCCAGCTCTTCTTCATATTTATTCAAAAGAGAATCAAGCTGGCCAACGGTTCTTTCCAGCTCTTCTTTGGCCAGCCTTTCTGATGTTCTGTTTGCTACTTTTTTGGCTTCATCAGTAAAACCTCTTAACCTATGGTAGAATTCTTTTGATTTTTTCATAGCAAGCACCCTTAAGTTATATTATCCATATTGTCAAGATCAACATCATCTTCATTGTCGACATCAACTGTATCGTCATTCATATAATCTTCCTGGGTAATATCCTGTTCCTGAGCAGACTTCTTAATCATTTTTCTCTGATCTCTTAACTCAAAAACTCTCTTTGGCGAAACCTTATCTCCAATGCCAAATTTAGCAACCGCATAAGTGTAACCGTTACTTTCTTCTTCATTAAGAGTAATAATTGTTTTCTTCATTAGATCCGGAATGTTTTTGGTTACCCTGGCACTGATATAATTATCAAAATTTCTGATACTGGTAGGAGGAAGCGTTAACATTAGAGGTAATTGATACTCTTCCAGATCAAAATACAATCTTCTCATTTCCTTACAGGCTTTACCAGCACTTTGTTCTCCAGAATCAGTTTCAGCACTTCCCCACTGATTATAAGGACATCCTGCGCACTGTCTTTCTTCTCCCGTATCAGTAACAATTCCAGTCCTGCCATCCATTGAACTACATTCAGGAACTTTTCCTCCACCAGGAGGCCAATAACCTCTGGCTTTATGTTTATAGGCAATAACTCCTTCAATTTCTTCCATTACATTATCGAAAGGATCAACAAATTTCTGTATGTCTTTATTAATTTTCAATTTAACCGGCTGTAGATCCACACCCTGAGTAGAGTTCTGTATTTCTTCCTGGTACATTTCAACTAATTGCTTTTTCTGCTCCTCATTTAATTCTTTCAGTTCTTCTTCGGAATATCCTAGTTCAGCTAAATCATTAGCCATCATCTATCATCCTTTCAAATTTATATTTTTGCTTCTTATTACTCAATGCCAGCCAAAAGATTCATTCTAGCTTCCAGCATTCCGGCTACTCTCCTATAGCTTTTAAATTCATTATAAATTTTATCCAGCTCAAATTCATACTGTTCCAGTTTCTTTTCAGATTTCTTTAATGTTTTCGTGGCCTGCTGGAATTCATTATTTTCACTTTTCCATTTCTTTAATGCAGACTGCCTGGCATTTTTATTTGAATATAGTTTCTTTCCACCTTCCGTTTTTGCCTCATTAATTTCCATCATCAACATAGATTCAATTAATTCTACTTCCTGTTTGGCTTCTTCAACTTCATCTTTATAACCAGAGATAGTTTCTTTCATAGATTCTATTTCTTCAGGAAACTCCATTAACTTACCTTTAACTTTTGAATATTCATCAGCCAAGTCAGTATATTCTTTCATTAACTTCTTCATATGTTCAGATTTTTTTTGATTAATTTGAGATTTTTTTTGAGTAATAATATTTAATATTTTTTCAAAATCATTTTTTGTTGAAGTAATCTTTTGTTCTAATTCACCATTAACTAAAGGCATATTATCCAAATCAGCTTTTGTATCCAAATTATCTAAATCTATAGCCATTTCTTTAATCCCCCTTAAATTTATGTTAAACTTAATAAAAGAACAAACATTTTAATAAAAAAAGAAATTCAATTTACTTCTGTTCAGTTGTTGCCGCAGCTGGACTTTTTTTGTGGACAGTATTCTTGATTAAAGTTTCTTCCCCATTGATCCTCTTCCAGAGATAAATTAATCTTTTCTTTTTCATCACTTTCACCTCCTGATATAATGATTGAATAAGCCGGATTTTATCCGACAATTTCATTTTGTACACCTCCAATTTCTTTTATGAGGCAGGGGCAGGATTCGAACCTGCAGCTTCATTTAGGTGTGCTCCCAATCTAGAATATTACACTACAAAGCTGGAATTGAACCAGACTACCTTTTCAGGTGTGTTCCCTGATCTAGAATTTTTACACTACCCTGCCACGTCATTAGTGGAAATGTATCAAAATATAAATATCATTCATCCCACCCCTATGCACAACACGCTCGCTTTTGACTTCTCTTGTAATCGAGAGCCATTTGAAAGGTCTAAGGTGGCGTCGAAGCTCGGGAATTTCACCGTCTTTGCCGCTGCAGGAAGGGAGGCTTTCAACCGAAGTAGGATGAATTATTTAGCTGTCAAAGATCTACGTTATATTTAATAAATGTTATTAATTTCTGTTAAAAAAATATAATAAAATTGTTATAAAAGGTGTGAAAATTATCTATGTATAACCACACCTTGAGCGGATCAGGCCGTTTCTTCGACCTGGTCCGGGGTTTCACCGGTGCACTCCCTTGCGGTGTTCTCCGATTCCTGTAGTTCCTTTATTTTTGCTTTTTGCGCTCTCCTGTAACCTACAGCTATAATTCCAATGAAATCATCCCAGCGTTTTTTCAGATCAGAACTCATTTCATCAAAGTTAAGTTTTGGCGTTTTTTCGGTTGCTTTACTCAACATTAATCATCTCCCTGATGTTTTAATCAATATTGTCGCTTTCAATAAATAGATCTTCTCCATATTTGGGAAAAGCTTTTAATAATTTCTTTCTGGATGTTTTACCAGTTGCAGAATGCCAATCAAGTAATCTCCAAAGATGATTGCGGGAAATCCCTATATAATCTGCCATTTCTGACTTAGACCATCTTCTATTCTTAGTAATTTTCTCTAATAATCTTGAATTAACATAAATTTGTTTTGAGTTATTAGATATAATTTCATCTTCAGTCATATTAATTTCATCAAGATCCACAGGGATATTAACACCAGCTTTTTCAAATATTGATTTTGCTGTATTAAGTTTTGCCTCTTTGGTAGCTGCAATTTCATCTAAAGTTTTCTTAATTTCTTTAAAAGTTTTAAGAGCTAGTTTAGGAGTAAATTCAGACTTGTTTTTCTCCATATTCAAAAGATAAGTTCTAACTTTCTTTGCTATTGGACTATCTCTCAAAAGCATTCCTATTCTTAGGAGTGCTTTTCTGGGAATGATTGTTAATTTAGATGCATATTTAAGGGTAGTTGGGTTTTCCAACTTGCCTTTAAATTTTTCTAATTCTTTATTCTTTAAAATCTTTAAACCATCAGATTTTAATTCATTTTTGTGTTCACTAATTGTAGATTTGATAGTTCCTTCAGGCACTTCATAAAAATTTGCTGATTGATTTACTGTAACAATAAAATTATCAGTCAAATATTGAATAGATTTCACCTTATCTAAAACCTCAATATTTTTTATTTTTTCTTCTCTGAGTGTACGACTTTCAACTAAAGCTAGATCATTCATTTTGATTTTCCTTCTGAAATTTAAGAGATCCTATTATTTTGGCATTTTTTATTTTGTTTAATTCTTTAAAAACTAACTTTAAATTGTTCTCAAGTTCTTCAATTCTTTCAGAATTATCTTCAACAATATCTTTTAATTTTTTTTGAGACATATTTTTTCTCCTTTTTTTTGTAGTCTGACAGTATACATTTAAATAAAAAATTATATAAAAGATGTAATTGCTTCAGCTCCCAATATATCCTTAATTTTTCTCAGATATTTTGGACTCGGATTCTTTCTTTTTCCAGTTTCTAATTTAGCAATATATATTCTGCTACACCCTATCTTCTCTGCTAATTCACTTTGCGTAATATCCTTTTCAATACGAGCTCTTTTTAAAGAGTTTGATGTTTTTGAGATACTTTCCATTCTGAAAATCACCTCCACTTTTTCATCTTGCATTTATAATTATAGTTTACTGTGAGTATAAATGCAAACATATTGTATACCTATAGTCACCTTTTGTATTGGTTTAGCTCTAAATTTCTCCAGTTTACTATAAATTTCTTATAAATAATACTGTCAGTAAACAGGAACATGTATACTAATAGTGAATAACTATAATATAAACTTTGAAAATTTTACCTGTAGTATATTCGACATCTTAATGATAAAATAAGAATAAAAGGAGGAACTTTATGGTCAGATTAGGAGACAGGCTAGCTAAAGCAAGGGGAAAAACTGGTTTATCTTTAAGGAAGGTGAGCGATAAGTTAAAAAAAAGAGATATAGATGTTTCTCATTCTTATTTATCTCATTTGGAAAATAATAGAAGGAAAAATCCGAACCTGGATTTATTAAGAGAGTTAGCTGACATTTATAATGTAAGTGTCTCGTATTTTGTGGCTCCTGAAAAGACATTGGAATCACTTTCCTCTGAGGAAAAAGCATACCTGGAAGATATATTGAAAAATGATAAAATGAAAGCGTTATTAAGAGAAGCTCGAGGATTAACTCCCAATGATTTAGTAAGGGTTATTCAAATAGCGAAATCATGGAATGAAGATTCGAATAATAACAACGTGGAATAACATAGGGGAGGTTTAGTTTTATTATATGAAAAAAATAAAAAAAGCTGAGATGGAAGCTAGAAAATTTTTAAGAAAGAATAAACTTTCTATTCCGTTCAAAATAAAAAAGGCTATTAAAATTTTGAGCATAACTTTATATTCGGACAAAAAATTTGAAAAATTACCGGCCATGACTACTACTAATGATCAGGGACAGAAATTAATCGTTGTAAATAATAATATTTCTAAAACACAACAAAGGTTTAGCATCTGTCATGAAATAGCTCATATAATACTTGGCCATCAAGGTTCTTTTCATTTTTTAACTTCTTCTAAAAAAAATAAATCATTAAATGAAAAATGTGCGGATGCTTTTGCCAGTGAATTATTAGTCCCTAGCCATAAATTAACTAAGATTGCATATCAACATAATTTTGATATAAAAAAATTGAAAAAGATTTTTAAAGTTTCAGAATATGCCATGGTTGTAAAAATGAAAATAGTCGGTCTGCCTATTAAGAATACTTTCTATAAAAATAGGCAAAAAAATTTGTCCGTGTAGCAAACAAGCGTACGAAGTTTGTCGATATATGGTGGTTCTGTTTAATGTTTTTTCACTTATGTATACTTTACATATCAATTGGTTATTTATATAATTGAATTAAATTAAATTTTAGGAGGCAATAAAATGAAAAAATATTTTGTTACGTTTCTAACTGTTTTTGTTTTAATTGGTTTATTGTCGGGATGTAAAAGTGTTGCAAACTTAAATGTAGGTGTTCAAGATAGAGATTCAGCTGAATTTATATTATCTAAAGATGGTAAAAAGATTACTAAACAGGGTAAAATAGTTACTTTTTCAAGTTTACCTCTGAATACTAAATACCATTTAAAAATTATTTCTGGCAATAAAACGAAGGAATTTGACATACCTTTAACAGGTGATTATAGTATCCTCGTCAACATTTCAAATCAAGTAAAAAAGATAAAAGCATATAGTGATATTAATTTTGGGGATACAAGAAAAGAAGTTAATGAAAAATTGAAGAATATTAAAAATATATCATATAATTCTTTGAATATTTCAGGTAAAACTTTTGATGTTTCTTTTTATTATTATAAAGGATTCCTTTATAAAATAAGATTTCAAGGTAAATCAAAAAATGCTAACTATATTGATACTAAAATAAAAGAAGAAGTTAATTTGCTTGCGGATATGATAAGAAGACAGTATGGTTCTCCTTCAATAACTAATTACCTAAATATTTTAGATTTGCATTCAGAATATGTTACATTCAGTCATACTTGGAAACCCGAAAATTTGCCCTCCAATAAAAAAACAATTAATATAGGCATTGGAGAAAATGAAGAAAGTACATTTTATTCTGCAATGTTTATTCGGTATTTGCCATTTGTAAATGCAAAAAAACAAGAAACTCAGAAAAAGGAATCTCAAACTATAAAAAAAGAATCAATTAAATTTTAGTTTTTAAAATAAAATAAATAAGGAGGTTACTTCATGCCAGCAAATCCTAAAAAAGGCGTTTCATACATCAGAGTATCAAAAAAACGTGATAATATGCTAACAGTAGATACCCAGAAAGATAAAATGGGAAAATTCTGCGAACTGCATGATATTAAACTAATAGATACTTACCAGGATATTGATTTTTCCGGACGTACCGGCAACAGACCAGCCTTTCAAAAATTGCTTTCTGACATAGAAAATGAAATCATCAATCCAAATTATTTTTTAGTATATAAAGTGGACAGGTTTTCAAGAACTGCTAAAGAATTCTATAAATTCATGACTAAGCTGGAAGATAATAATGTGGATTTAATCTCTATTACCCAGCATTTTGACACTTCTACTCCTATTGGAAGAGCTATGATGGGTATATTAATCCAGTTTGCTCAATTTGAATCAGATATGACCGGCCAGAGGATTAAGGATAATCTACAAAACAATGCTGAAAAAGGAAGATGGAATGGTGGGAATGTGCCTTACGGATATATTTGGGATGAGGAAGAAAAATTATTAAAACCGGATCCAGAAGAATCAGAAATAGTAAAAAGAATATTTAAAATGTATACCAGGGGGCACGGAAGCAGTACTATAATTCAATATTTAGAAGAAAAGAGTATAGTTTCCCCTTCCGGGAATAACAAATGGGACCGTACTACTATATCCTATCTAATAAGAAATCCATTGTATCTAGGTAAAATTAAGTATGATAATGAAGTATATAACGGACAGCATGAAGCTATTATTGGGGAGGACGCCTTTAAACAAGCTAATAAAATACTTGATAATTATGCAGAATCAAACACTACTGAATCAACTTATTTACTTAGTGGATTAACTGAATGTGGAGCATGTGGTCAATATGGATTTAATACTTTTTTTGGCTCAGGAAAATATCGTAGTAGAAGATATGTCTGCAGCCGTAGAGGAAGAAACTCCAAAAAAGAATGTTCAATGGCTGCTTATGATGCAGAATCCCTGGAAGAAAAAGTTTGTGATGAAATATTTTCTCTATCAAATAATGAAAGTTTTTTTGAAAAACTAAAAAATAAATTAAACTCAACAGATAGAAAGAAAATAAATAATCTTGAACAGAAGGAAAAATATTTGAAAAAGAAAATAAATAAATTGGATAAAACTTTATCTAAAATGTTTGCAGATCATTATGAAAAAGAAATCATTCCTGAAAATCAATTTATTAAGTTCTCTAAAAAATATGAAGATCAAAAAGAAAAAATAGTGGCCAGTTTAGAAAATATCAGAACAGCAATAGAAGATCAAAATTTAAGAGAAGAAAACATTAATATAATAAAAGAATCGATTTCAACTCTTAAAGAAAGCTGGGATTATTTAAGCTGTCAGGAAAAAAATCAAGCATTGAAGAGAGTAGTTGATAAAGTTATCCTATATAAAGATAAAATTGAAATTGATCTTTTTTATACAAAAATAAAAATCAACGATATCAGTAAAAAAAGAAAAGTACGCTACCTTGCTTGATATATAAGTGTTTTCAGCAATAGAATATTTCCGGACATAGTGAGGAAGTCGCTGGTGCGACTTCCTCACTATGTCCATACAAATACTGGTATTTTTATTGAGCTTTCATTAATTATTTCTGGCTATAGCGCAGCTTGGTAGCGCGCTTGCTTCGGGAGCAAGAGGTCCTCGGTTCAAATCCGAGTAGCCAGACCATTTTTTTATCCCTATAATTTTATTTTTATATTTTATCAATTACTTTTGTGAGTTCTGCTAAAATAATAACAATATATTCAATATATAATATAATAAACAATAATATAATACATACGATAGTATTTTAGCATTTAATGATTTGAGAAATGGTTGACATGACAGTCAGAACTCGACCACATATAATCAACTCCATTTGATGTTCATTTGATGGTCTATTCGACTACCTGTTTAACGGGTTTACTTAAAAAATCTATAACTTTTAATATTTTTTCTGGGCTCTGTTCAATATAAATCGGCTGTAAATTTGTTCTCTGAACTTCATCTATCCATTCATATAATATATCTGTTCTTTTGGAATGCCAGACTACATAATTACATTTTAGATTGTTCTGCCTATACTCCCTCTCATAATCTTTCCATTTGTTTTGAATAAATTCTTTGTTTTCCCCTCCTGATAAATCTATCTCTAGACAAAAAGAGACATCATAATTTATATAAGCATCTGGCCTAATATTTCCTAACTCTTTTTCTAACTCAAACCCGTTTATCTCAATAATATCACGGCATTTTAGTTCAATTATTAATTGATTGACTTTGAGTCTGTGTGGCGCTTTAAGCTGTGAAAATCGAGGTCTGAGAGCTTCCTGACCTGTATCTTGCTTAAATAATTTCTTACCTTTGGCTGACACTCTAAATATTGGAGTTTGTTTACGGCTGTTTCTATGCGATAGATAATCACGATCTATATAATTTTTATCCAGCAAAGACTCCCTAATCCTTCTTTGAGCCATATCATAAGATGGAAATTCCAACTGCTGTATCTGAGAGTGAGAAAGCCAACCATGATAACCTAAATGGTATACGACCCTTCTATCTCTAGGCCTGAACTCAGAAGGCATTTATTATAACTTCACTCCTTTCCTTTTATTTTTAGCTTTCACTTTTGATTCAGACTTCTTTCTTGCTTCCTCCAGATCCACTACATTACTTTCTTTTTCTTCCTCAGACTTAAACTGCTTATATCTTTCCTGTAATAACTTTTTAGCTCTACCCGGTGATAAATACGGTGCCTGAAATTTTATGTTTTTATTTAGTTTAAATATTCCGCGTCCAGGTATATCTTCCAGATCCGCTGCCAGATTATTACCTAATACTATACGAGAATTAACTCCATCGGTAACCCTATGACAAATTTTAACCTGAGTATTTGCTTTGATCTGGCCGTCAATCACCTGAGCATCCGGTCTCTGGGTACAAACTATAAAAAATATCCCTGCAGCTCTTCCCATCCGGAATAATTTCCCCAGCTTTGACTGTATAGCTTTACCCGTCTTTTTTTCATCTCCCACTAACATATTAGGAGACAATTCAGCATATTCATCAAAAACTACTACAATATAAGGAAAACTATTATCTGGCAACTGGTTAACATTTGTCACTCGTTCTTCTTCCATAATTTCATACCTGTATTCCATTTGTTCTTCCACTTCAATTAAGTTATCCAGGACCTGATCATGATCTGTAGCATAACCATTTTCATTTACATAAGGTGAATCTTTAAATATTGCCAGCTCCACTTTTTTAAGGTCATTGAGATAAAATTTTACATAATCCGGAGAATAATTCATAATTAAAGAAGTTATCATACTTCTAATAGTGACAGATTTACCTGATCCGGAATAACCTGCTATAAGAAAATGGAGTTGCTTTTCTGCTATATCAAAAGTGATTAATTCTTCTTTGGTGTAACCTATAGGGATCCCTAACTTCATTTTTTTAAGTTTTTTTAATATTTTCCTTGAATACGGATACTTGTTTTCAAATTTTTCTGTAATAATTTTCATGGTTAATTTTCTACCTTCAGAATTAAACTGGACTTCCGATTCCAGAGCTGTTTCTATTTCTTCTTTTCTTTTAATAAAATTTTTGGGTTTTTTGCCGTAAGGGATAGTATATTCAGCCTGGTACCCATAATCAGTTTTTTGATGATTTCTTAACCTGGGATATTCTTTAATATCTTTATTAATCTTATTATAGAGTTTAGTGTGTTCAAATACCTTGTTGAGCTTTTTCTCTGTTTCTGAACGATCATCTTCTTTTTTGAAGGCCTTGGGCAATAAACAAATAGCACTACCCAACGATCCAAAGCCTAAAATTTGCCACCATTGAGGCAACCACTGTAAAACTTCTAGATTCATATATTAAACACCATCCTCACTTGATTCAACATTCTGACTATCATTATTACTACTCTACTAAAAACAATTAAATAAGCAATAAAATCAACATTTTGAGTCATGTTTTCGTCATATCCCATTTTTATTAACATTTTATTTAATAAAAAAGCTAGCATGGATACTCCGAAAGCAAACCAAATAGCAGAAATGTCAAAAGTCATTTTCAGTTCCCCCCTTCGATATTTAATTTAATAAAATAGATATAATTAGCATATCTATTAAATATATATTACTATGATAATAAGATTATTCACGTAATTAACAGATTATGGGGGTTATGATACATATGAAAGTGAAATGCAGAATGAGTGTAATATTAGCTGAGAAGGAAATGCAGCTGAAAGATTTAAAGGAAAAGATAAATCTAGATTATAAACATCTAAGCTCTATTAAAACTGGAAATACCATGCCTACCATTCCGACAGCGTTAAAAATAGCTAAGGGACTGGAAGTAGGGTTAGATGATTTATGGGTGGAAGTGGAAAAATAAAATTATTGTATAGATAACGTTATATATTGATTTATATTAATTGTATATGCAAAAATAAATCCCGGCTTCTGGCCGGGTTAATCATTTAACCAGTCATAAATTTTTTATTTTTCTTAAGTATTTCATAATTATTATTATCTAATTTTATAGTCAATTCATAATTCGGTAACTCATTTCCTTCCTGAATGTCGATATTAAATTGAATTAATCCCTTTTCTTCATCATAACTCCCCTTCAGTTTATAGTCATTATTAACCTCAAATTCTTTACAATTATTTGCTTCAAATCTTAAAAATTCATCATCATGTTCCGTTGTAATTTTAAAATTATCAACTTCAAATCCTCTGGTTCTTGTTCTTCTTTTCCTCAATTTATATATTCCTTCTTCTTCAATAACCTTGCTGATAATACTTTTAATTTTTGCTATTTTAGTTTTAATCATTTATTTTTCCTCCTTTATCAATTTCATTTTCTCATTTTTCCCTAGTTTTCTTATGCCTTCTCCGATACAATCATAATCATGTGCTTTTATTATAACTTCGTCTGTAATAGGAGTAACCTTATAGGTTGTAGCTTGCATAAACCCATTATCTTCAAAATCAACCTTTTCTTTATTTATTTTTCCTTCCAAAACTTCAAACCCTGCCGAAAAACCTCCACTGCCAAAATAAGAACCACCACTTCTTAATTTGATACTTCCTTTTTTAATTGCAATCATTTATTTTTCCTCCTTTGATTTTAATTCTTTTAATTGTTCTTCATTAATCATAACTTCTGTAACTCTACCATCCGATTTATGAAATCCTGCCCACAATTCTCCATCTTCCCTATCTACTGTAATATAATTATAATTTTCATTTAGTTGTAATTTTGTGGCTAATTTTTTATCAAATTTAAATTTCATTTATTTTACCTCCTTTAATTTTTATTTTTTTAATCTTTTTTTATCCCCCTTATTATTTTCGCCGGGAGCCTATCCCGGCAGGCCGTAATGGTTTTTAGTTTTCTATTGTCCAGCGAAGATAGTCTAAGAGGCAGGTATCCAAATCATAATCGATAGATTCCAGTTGTTCCCGATCTAGAAAGTTTGCTTCATCACCATATTTTTCTTCTAACATTTCATACCCTTCTTCTGGGATAATATCCTCGACCTGGAAAGGATTGTTGTTAACCCAATTACTATCCAGCGAATATAATTCAATCCAGTTAAGCTCTGGATTAATCCGAGTATTCCCGGTCCAGGTCGTATCATGCAATTCGCCAGTTTCAGGGTCAATGAATACGTGTCCAGAGAAAGTGCCACCGGTATTTTCATAAGCCAACCAGACTATTTCAGCTGCTCTCCATGCTTTGATGTTTTCAATTAATTTACGTTGCCTGTCAACTAGATTATCCGGATCTGGGCCGTTCAAATTTTCGTTAACTTCCTTCAACTCCTGCAATTTTTCCTTATACCATTTATAACTGCCCGGCTCTTCTTCCTTCAATTCTTTCAGAGTTCTCCAATCATACATGGTTTGTTCTTTTTTGATATTTTCAAACATTTTGTTTTCCTCCTTATTATTTTTGAAATATAAATCTAATGCTTGTCTTACAACTTCAGACTTGTTTTTCTCTTCTTCTAATTTTTGAGCTTGATCAATGCGAATATAAACTGAAATTTGAGTTTGCATTTTATTTTCCTCCTTTTTTATTAACATGTATGTATTCTTTCTTCTTCCACATAACCATTAGGTTTTACAAATAAATTAACTTGATCTATATCACATTGTTCTCTTCTACTATTACAATCTGTTGTATAACTGTAATAATTGACTCTTGAATTATTATTTTTAGCTTTGTTATATGCTTCTTGATACATTTCTATTTGTTCATTATATTTTTCTGTTATTTCATCAAATCTTTCTTGACTCACTTCATAAATTGCTAGCCACGCTTCAGGCCGGGCAACTATTTCTTTTGCTTCTAAACCATTTCTAGCACCAATATTTTCTGCAATTAAATCATCAACCACTTTTATTTTTCCATCTACCTTAATACTAGCTTTTTTTCTATTTACTTCTACTTTTAACATTTTTAATATCCCCCTTAATATTTTTTAACCCCTTTTTCTATCTTGTAAATACATTATAACATGCATGCATGTACATGTCAAATATATATTAATATTCTTTTAAAAATAACCCCGGGCAATCCCCAACATATCAGCAACCTTAAAATTAGGCAAATTTTTTATAAAAAAGTTAATGTTTAAATTTTCAGACTTTTAAAGACAAAAAAATACTAAGGTGGAAATCTTTTGTGCAATTTTGATAGTATCCAAAGAAAAAATAATAACTTATAACTCACGCTCAAATACTTTTTCCATTTCATTTGATATACTATCATAACCACCCCAATTTCTTATATTTTCTAAATCTTTTTCAACTTCTTCAAAACTTTCCTGGTCCTGGCCAGTTATTTCTATTTCAATCAACTTGATCATACCTTCTACAGAAATATACTGGCCATTAATTTTATACCTACCTATATTAAATTCTATATTTTTACTTTTAAGTTTATCAATTAATTTTTTAAATAATTCTATTTTAACTTTTTTACTTTTTTATCTTCCAATATATTTTCAACTTCTTTGGTATCATCTGATACAGAGTGTATTTTCATAATTAATTTTTCAATGTACTCTGGTACTTCCAATTCTGTTTCTTCCAAAATTTCTACAAAAGCATCAATTAAGATGTTAACGATCTTAAAATAAACAGTTTTTTTGTAAAAATTAGTCAATATAAAAACAATAACAGCTCCAATTACACTTGTTACCGCAGGATTTGAAAGCAAATTAATTATTTCTTCCATGAAAGATCATCTCCTTTAAATTATTTTCTTCCACCCCAGGTGGCAAAATTACCATCCCTAACATCCAGATGAATAAAAGTGTTATATAATCCAATCCCATTAAATCCTATCTTTCTGGCCAGATTCCCAATAGTTTCAATATCCAATTTTTGATTATGCAAACTAATATCAGCTGCTTTTCCTAATTTGTGTTGACTATGTTTAGCACCACCGACTTGCTTATTCCTTTCAGGACACCTATAACCAGAATTAA